TGCTGTTTCAAAATCCTTCTTGGTGGCAACAAGGAGCTTGGCACTCGTATATTTGTTTTAAAAAGCGAGGGGCAGTATCTGTGAAGACACTGCCCCTCTTAGTTAACCAAAATAATTTGAATTATGCTCAGCAGAAAGAATCTGTGAACATTAATTATTTGCAAAGGTACTTGGTTTTGCTGAATTTCTAGTAAAACAAAGTTACTTTAACACGAATTTAACTATTTCTTCTTCTTTTGGAAAGTCGCCTGACCATTTTTAAAGATAATGCAGTCCTCGCAGCATCGAGGCATTGATAGAGGAATATAGTAGTGGACCACATTATTTTCTGTATCAATTTCGTCCTGCTTAATCTTAGAGTAGTCGGCTATCATGGCAGTCGTCTTTTGCCACTCTGGAGAGCCAAACTTCTGCTTGCGCTGAGCGATAACGAGGTTTCTCAGAATCTCTTCCTTCGAGGTAGCCTTAATAAGTTCCTCCTGGGTGAGCTCATCGGCGTTCTCGTTCTTCGCTTTCTTGCCCTGTACCTCTGCGATTCTCTTCTGAACGGACTCCTTGGCTTCTAGCTTATTCATCTCGTTTTCGAGGAAAGATTTCTCCCACACACCTATTCCTTCTCCTTGGAATGCGATGGCCCAGCTGTCACGAACAGACATACCTGAACCACGGAGGCTGGCGTAGATGTAATAGCGAGGGTCTTTCATCTTGAGAGCCTTCGCCTTCTTGTACGTATCGACGGATAACGTGTATCCTTTTGTTTCTTCAATCATAATCTTATTTCTTTTTATTATCCTTGAATGCAAATACTGTGTAGCAACAACACGAAACGTGAAATGGCGGATATGGGTCTTTGAAAGAATGGAGGCCGGCATCGGCTTCGCTTTGACAGATATCACAAGGATAACTGCTTCCTCTCTTGACATAGAATCCGATAGCCTTATTCTCCTGTCCATACTCCTGCTCTGCCTGTCCCCACGCCAAAGCAATCACTTGAGAAGCATTTCTTACGATATTCTGATAGGCGTTCTTGTAGTAGCCCTTTCCGTAAGAAGGAACATCGATATTAATGTCCTTTCTCTTCGCCTTGGTGATGACTGATGTGTGATATGGGTCTTTATAGCCTGTGCGGATGGAAGACAGGAGCTGCTGGTCTGAATATCCCATCAAGGTTCCTGCCTTGATCATCCTTACAATATCTTCAGCAAAGTTTCCGAGATAGACGGCGTTTCTTTCGGATGTCGTCTTTCCGTAGATGTCGCTGACGAGAAACGATTCTATGTTCTCGTTGTCAATCCCGAGAATCTTGCATGAAACCTTGGAGTAAGCAGAGATGTAACTGTTGATACTCTCCTCTGCATCAGCAGTAACGTTCTTGGCGTAAGAGAGCAGGGCTGACTCGTTTGTGAGCCTGCCCGCACCTCTGTATCGCTTACTTGCGGCAATTATTTTCTGTGTCGATTTCCAGAGAATATCTGCAACATGGTCCTCGCAGTTTCGGATTGCCTGCAAGCGCTTCCTGCTGTAATCGACAGAACGTTTTAATTCATCCATAGGCTATTAATGGGTTTGGTTGTAGTGTTGCCAGTTGTTCTCATTCGGGGCGTTCCGATTCTCGTCCCATTTGGTTCCTGACTTATTTGGGCGTCCAGCTCCGCGACCCGTACGTACGTTTCCACTACCTCCATTCTGAATATTCGCAGTAGCTTTCTGCTCCTCGATTGCATTTTGAGTTTCGTTATCCGCACGCTGAATATCCATGAGGAGGTCCTGCTGATCCTCTTCCTTCTTCTCGCGCATGATACGGTCGTATTCATCGTTAACTGGGAAGTCTGGACAACGCTCAGATGCAGTCTGCTTTGAGAGGAAGTTGTTCTGAACAGCTGTCGCTAAGTTTGTTATTATTTCAGATTTATTCTGATGCACATAGATTTCCACCCAAGCGTGAATAGGAAGACCGGTCATAGTGGCCATGCAGTTTTCTTCAACTCCGATACCATACTTTGAGATACGAACAAGTTGATCCAGGAACGGATGCATCTTCTTGGCATCGTTCTCAGCAACCTCGATAGCAGGAGAATAGAGCAGCTTGATGGCAACGCCCGGAAGGTCACCCGACTTCAGCTCCGGTGGCTTTACTGTGAACGAAAGCTCATAGATGAGGTCATACGACTTGTTGAGCTGTGTCGCAAATGCATCGGAAGCGTCTGTTCCGTTAATGAAGTCAGCATCACCATTCGTATCGGTAATCTGAATCATCTTAGCCGATCCGTCTGTATCTCCAACAACGGTAATGTCGTCACCATCGCCCTTCAACTTCATTATAGGGAAGGCGTAAGCCTTGTTGTTCTCGCAGAGATAAGAGAAAGCTTCCTCGTAGTCCTCGATGTTCTTCTGCACAACAGACCAGCATGGGCCGTCATCGTTTCTTACGTATGCAACAGGGATAAATGGGAAGCCGTGAGCTTTCTCTTCAACGCAAGTGTAGTCGTCGATTCCGAATATCTTGGCAATTCTCTTGATAGTCTCCTTGACCTTGCCTTCGTTAACTTGCTTCTTGAAGCGGTAGAATGTCTTGTCATCCCACACCTCTACCCATTCAATCTTTTCATTGCCTTCCTCATCGAAGTCGTAATACTTGCGAGCAAACACAACGAGTTCACCAGTAAGAGGGTCGAACTGAGGATACAATGTGTCTCCTCTATCGAAAGCCAATGTGCGAGTACCGAATTTCTTGTTTTTATCGAAGAATCCGACTACAGCAGCCTCAGCAACCTTCATGTACGAACTTACAGCCTCATAGTGGCGAATCTCCATATCGTGCATATACCATCCCTTCTTAAACTTGGCAAGAAGATTAATATACTCTTCCTGTTTCTTCATCTCAGGATCACCGGCAAGCTCAAACTGAATATCGTTACCTGTCATGTGGAGAACGTGCTTCGTATGAATAACTTGCTGGAAAGCAAATGCCGTTCTTTGAATCTCCTGGACATACCATTTCCCGTCTTCCGGGTTCTTTCTCCAGATGTCAGGGTAGAGATCCTTGTCGAAGATTTTGTGGGACGTAGGATAGAACTCACGAAGGAAGTCCTTCTGAGTCTTAATCACTCTGTACAATGTATCTTGCGGCATCTGAGGGTCTTCATTATCGGACACCTCGTTCCTGCAATAGCCATCGTGGGTCATGTACCCCTTTGGCGTGAGTTCAAAGAAAGGCTTCTTTACGAGAATCTTTCTGAAATTTGTTACCTTGATAGCATCCATAATCCTTTTACCTTTTTATTTTTCTTTTTTGTTAAACTGAATATCATTACGTAGAACCAAGATTCAAAGAAGTCAGGCGAGTGCCCGACATATTTCTTGGCAATCTTCTTAGGTAATAGCTTGAATCCCCTATCATCGCTATTCTCGTCACGTCTGAGCATCTTACGCTCCTTCTGAAGAATCTGTCTGAGAGGAACCTTGTCAAATCCGTTTCCTGAATACTTTCTTTCAAGCAGGGCCGAGTCGATGGAAATCTGCTTCTCTTTTATCATCTTATAGAATAACCATGCGCACTGAGACTTCAAATCCTTATATAGGTATTTGATTCCTTCTTCTTCCTGATGATTCCTAGCGATAGGTGCTGCCTGGTTGTTGAATGGGACGGCATCCTTGAAGAATCCCTTAAAGTACTGACCGATACCCTGCATATCGTAAGTGAAGTTACATTCCTCGACACCCCACTCTCTCAGCTTGGCCTCAACTACCGAAACGAGTGTCTTAGGGTCCAGCCTCAGAACAACCAAGTCTTTACAATGCCATCCTTCCCAAAGCCACATTACGAAGTTATCGCCTCCGGTGAATGCGATATCGGCAGAAGCTCTGCGTTTTCCATCTCCTATCTGTTCTGCATTGTCGTAGATTTCATCAAGGTCTTCCATCTTGATCATGTCATCACCGGCAGCTTTCCAGTTCCAGTTAGCTTCCAGGTCTCGCATGCGCTGTTCCTCGTCCTGTTGGGCAAGGTTGGCGAGATATGAGGCATCGGTAGAGATAAGCTTAATGTTCTCTGATACGTCAGCGCGAACGAATGTTGCCGACTTGATGAACATTTCGAGCTTCGTGTATCCAAGTTCCTCGTAGCTGTCCTTCCAGAGGCTATCGATGATGCCCTTGCACTGTTCGTATACCTCTTCTCTTGTGTTACCCCAGTAGATAGAGTCCGGTGTATCACCATCCATGAAGCAGTAGCGGATAACTCCATCTCGCTCCGGTATTATGTATCCATTCTCGTCAACCCACCAGTCGATGAACTTTCGCACCCATGATTCCGGGTCAGGGTTACAGGTAATCCAGAATCGGTTTCGTATGTGAGCTGCGTTTCGGTTGTTGGTCAATAGGTACTTGAACTTCTTGTATGGACACTGAGTACCCTCATCGATGCAGACATAGGCATACTGGCGCCCCTGGAATCGTGTCTTGAAATCCTGATAGGCTCCTGCGTAGTACGAGAATTTGAGCCATCCTCCGTTGTCGAAGTTCCAGGTCATATCGTTCTGTGACTTATTGTAAGTTCCAAATTGGGAGAACAATTTGTAAGAGTCTGTCACCAAGGACTGCAAGTCGTCTTTTTCGTTACGAAGAATTGTTGCATGAAAATCTGGATTTTTGATATCCTTCAGAACTTCCATAAGGGAAGAGAAGGACTTGGAGTTGTGAGTGACGATAAAGTCCTCGACAACGAATAGTGAGTCCGGATTCTCAACGGCGATGCAACAGCAGTTTCGCTTGCCGACCGGTTTACAGCTGACAATCCTCCTCTCTAATTCCTTCTTTCTGTAATCGAATCGAACCTCCCATTTCTTGTTTGACTTCCTTTTTACGTAGCAAACAGAACCGAGACTATCAACCAGATACTTGAAATCGAATGCTTTCTTTCTTGTCTTGAAAGTCTTCTTCCAGTATTTTCCGGAAAATCTACCCGATGTTTCGATGATACGTCTTAAAGACTCAGTTCTCTCAGCGACAGAGGCTAGGCCGAACTTTTCATCAAGCTCTACAGGTTTTACGCAGGGAATAGTGATGTCGTAGCCTTCGTTGATGTAACTAGCTATCTCACAGGCAAGATGTGGTATAAATCTCCTGTCGCCATCGATAGATACATTCCAGATATGGTCATCCGAGCATACTACACTCGATCCGTCAGATAGTTCAATTTCGTAGCAATCTCTATCAGGATAATCGATTCGACCTAATACTCTATGTCCCTTACCGTCATGTCCTATTACGGTGTCGCCATATTTAAGATGCTTGATTTTAATGAATCCTCTAGTAGTTAACACTCTCGTGTCTTCATCCAGAGGTCCACCTCGCGAGCCGCCAACTATCTTAATATCTGCATCAATAGACAGCATGCGCTCCTGACCGCCACGCTGAGCTATAATCTTCAGCTTGTCGGGATGCTTCTTATCGGCGTCTCTTAATGATTGGATATACTCTTGAGTATAAATAGGCTCACCGTTATCCAATTTTAATCCTGAAAATACTTCCTTTTGCATAAATATACATTTAATACTGCAAAAATATACAATTTTTCTTGGATTATTGCATATTTATTCATATATTTGCAAAATAAAAGGTATATTTATACGTTTTCGAGGTGGAGGGACCACTTTCGGGATAACATTTTAATCAAAAAAACAACATGACAAGAGAGGAACTCTTAGCATTAGTGAACAAGGAGGTTGATACCACCAAGTTCAAAGAACTTAGCCAAAAGACCATCGATGAGGAACTTGATGATGTTTTGGAAGATTTCGGTGATGACGAGGAAGCAAATTCCAAGTTGGTTACCAAGTTAGCAAACCGTCTGAAGCGTATCAACGGCAACTTGCACAAGAATATCTCTGACGAGGTAAAGAAGAGCAAGGAGGAGGCTGAACGCAAGAAGAAGGAAGAGGAAGAGGAGCGCAAGCGTAAGGAGGCCGCCAAGAATGGCGATCCTGACGACAAATACAACGAGCTTCTCAAAGAAATCAAAGCCCTCAAGGAAGCTAACGCAGAAAGAGACAAGAAGGCTGCAAGGAAGGCGACCATCGAGTCTGTAAAGGCAGGTTTGAAGGATAAGTTCGACAAGGCAAACCTTGAAATGAAGAACTACTTCCTCAATGCTGCAATCGCAAAGCTGGAGATTCCGGACGAAGATGCCAACATCGACGACCTGGTTTCTAAGGCTGAGAAGATCTACACCGCAGAGTACAAGGAGGCTACCGGTGAAAACGGTATTCCTGCAAAAGGCAGTCGCACGTCTAGCGGAGGCACGTCCACAGATGATGACAAGTTTATGGAAGAAGTGGCCGAGCGTCGAAAGAAGAGATTCGGCGGTGGAGACAAGAAGTAATTTCAGGATAACAATTTTAAAAAGGTAAAAAGATTATGGACAAGACTTCTATTTCCTACATGGAACAGATGGGTACTCGTGGTATGCTGAACCACGGCGCAACCATTGTTCAGACAGAAGGTAAGGTCGGTGGAACCCGATACGTGTTTGCTGGCCTTGAGGCACTCATCAAGAATGCCTTCGTTCACCCACCTATTGGTGGCAAGCTCGTCAATCCGTTCAAAGGTCAGGCTAAGATTTATGCCGGTGACTTGATTGAGCACGACCTTGGTTTTACAGCTGGCAACGACGGACCTGGCGCGACATTCAAGATTCTGAAGGCTTACGGTGTAGCAAAGGCTACAACTGCGGCTACAGACACAGACATCTACATCGTTCGTAACGGCTTCGTTCACATTCCGTTCCCTGGCGACACCATCATGGTCGGTCAGAAGGACTTCAAGACAAAGGCAAAGGGTGTGACTATTTCAGCAGTCGAGGCTACTACTGATGATACCGCAGGTGACGTTTGGAAGGTTACTCTTTCTGCTGCTCTCGGCACATTGAAGGTAGGTGACGTATTGGTTGAGGCTGCAAGTGCAGGCGAATCCGTATTGCCTATGGTGACCAACCCTAACTGCTTTGCTCCGAGCGACAACGATTTTCCTTATTTCAATGCCGGCGGAGACAAGTATCATCAGCCTCGCAACAACAACAACTTCTGTATGTTGAATCCAGACTGCGTTATGTGGCTTGACCGCATGGGTCCTGTTCCTCCTGCCGTTAAGGCGATGAACAAGTCACTCTACCCAGAGTTCTGGCACATTTAACCTATTGTCTAACGTAAAAAGATTGATTCAGGATTATGGCAAAAATTGATATTGGTGTCGAGCAGCTTGCGAAGTTCTTCACTGGTAAGGGTAACAACACTTACCTTCAGAAGTTCGTCAATCGTGACGGCGTATTGCGCTGTAACAACGGCTGGTATCTGACACAGGGTGACATTGATCCAAACCTCACCCCTACATCTAATAATGGCGACGCAACCTTCAAGGTTCGTCTTCGCACTTTGAACCCTGCAACCTTGATGAACCTCCGTGCCCCTCTCGGCGAGGGCTATCAGAACGACCACGAGGGTATTGAGTGGTATACCGCTTCAATCCCAGACTTCGCTGCTGACGGCTTCCGTGAGACTGCGACAGAGCGTTATCACAAGATGAAGCTTCTCCAGGATGAGTTCGGCAACGATGCAGACCTGGTTGATGCTTATCTCGACAAGGTTCAGGTATTGTATGACTCTCTTGACATGACTATGACATACATGTCAGCACAGTTGAGTTCTAAGGGTGTCATCGACTACGACAAGATCGGTCGCGGTATCCAGGAGCCCCTGTATGACGCAAAGGTTCCAGCCGAGAACTTCAAGAAGGCAGGCAAGCTTGCTTGGAACGACGCGAACTGCGACTTGCTCGAACAGATGCGTAAGTTTGAGGAGGATTGGCGCAACAGTCATATTGAGTACCGCAGTGTACCTCTCGTATGGCAGATGACCAAGAACGACTACAACAACGTCTTCTTAAAGAACAAGCAGATTGCCGAGCTGTACAAGAGCTGGGCGAACGCTAACTTTGTGGCAGTATTGCAGAACTACGGTCCGAACAACGCAATGTTCCTGAAGTCTGTTGTTGACCTCAATGGTCTTTCTCCTATCGAGATTGTCGATGAGGTTGAGCACAACAAGCGCTTCGACGGAACAGTTACCGAGATTCGTGGTTGGGCAGACGGAACAGTCGTTCTTCGCCCTGCTGGTAAGCCATTGCGTTTCATGCGCAAGGAGATTCTCGACAAGCGAATCTTCGATACTCTCGGCAATAAGCTCGTGGATGTAGCTTGGGCACAGACAAACAACGGTCTCGGTCTGCTCCGTAACATGGTTACCGCAAACGGTATGTTCCAGGAGTTCAAGACAGACTTGTTCCTCGCTTCTGTTCCTGCTATGCTCGATGCTCCTTACCGTTGGATTATCGACATCACCCAGAAGGGTTAATTCTTTAACGTAACTAGATTGTATGACTATGGATTCGGAGATGAACATTTACACTGTGAACGACTACCTTATTAATAAGGTGAAGTTCGAGATGCCGATAAAGGCTCTGTTGGGCATCATGCACGACAGGGAGCTTGAAAATGGCATCGACCTCGAAGCCTGCGACAAGGACAAGGTGAGACTTGCCTATGCCGACATGCTGAAATGGTTTGTTCTTGGTCCGAGCAAGGTGAACAACACCTCCGACTCCGATAACGGATGGACTCATTCGGGGGGCGGCTATGATATGTCGGATAACGACAGGAGCGAGATGAAGGCAGAGGCTAACGCTATCTATGCGGAGCTGGAGCCTGATTCGATGCTCAAGAAGAAGTCCACCTTCCGGGTGACCTCCCACGGAGTAAAGAGGGCGAATTATTCTCCTTGGGGAGAACCTCTCCCTCACATCATCAAATAAGGCGTATGGAAAAGGAAAACATCAGAAACCCAAGATACCCTCACATCATCAAGATCGTGAGGAAGGTCGTCGGAAAGACCGACCCTGATGACCCGTTCGCCGATGATGATGCTCCAGTTGGTGAGGACAAGGAAATCATTCTCTACTATGGCGAAGGCCGCAGTTACACAGATACCACTACAGAGGGAGACAAGAACGTCGACCAGAACAAGAGGAAGGCATCGATTCCGGTCAGATATGACGAATGGGATGCTGGTAAATGTCCTCTTGACGGCGACACCATCTACTCCACTGTCGGTAACAATACCGAGATAGGTATGGTAAAGGACTGCGAGCCGGATAATAACAGGACTGTTGTGTATTGGAGTTTGACAAGGGTTTAGATTATGACAAGTTTATCAGGTCAGTTTTTACAGGTCGAGAAAAAAATCCGTCAGATGGCTGTAGCAAAGATGCAGCAGAAGATGGAACATGCGGCTGAAATGACAATGAAGGCTGCTGACAAGTCTCGAAACTATGATGACGTAACCGGTAACTTGTACAAGTCAACAGCCATCGGTACATATTACAACGGCTCATTGCAGTCGATTCATTATGCTCCTGGCCCAGAGCCAACCCGAGTAACCCTTGCTGCTGGAGAGAGATACAACCTCGATAAGTATTATCGCAGCTCGTTCTCCTTCAAGGACAGCGGACGGAGACCTTACAAGGGTGAATACGGAGAAGGTGGCGAATATGGTCCAAACGCGGCGTGGGATGAACTTGTTTCAAGGGAGCACAACAAAGGAAAGTACGATGCCACATGGCAGATGCTCCTTGTTGCCGGTGTGGATTACGCTAAGTTTGTCGAGGTTAAGAGAGGTCACGACGTGATTACCTCTCTTAGAGAATATTTGGTTAGATACTTTAGAACGATGTAAGATATGGTTAGTATTAAGACTCTATATTTCGATGTCGGCAATGCAATGAAGGGAATTTGCGACAAGCTCTACTCCCGGAGTCGACCAAAAGCAGTTGATACGAAAATCAACAGCTACATCGTGGTACACTTTCCATCTGGTATCTACAATAACGAGATGAACTCAAGTGGAGTTTACAATGATTTCACCACTACAGCTCAAATCGAATTGTATGTGCGCGATAAAGCTTCAGCAAGAAATCCAAACACATTTGATGTTTCTAGCGTTGACGAGAAAGTCCAGGAGATTATGGACAGATTTCCAATCTCCACAAAAAATCTCATTGTTTCCAATCCTCGTATAACACTACAGACAGACGATGGCGCAGGTTTTTCCGTGACAATCATACAGGGAAGGTTACGCACGAAATAAGTACAGGTATAACAATTTAAAATATTTTAGATTATGGCTATGACAACTATTGACAAGATGAAGGACATTTTCAATGGTCCTAAAACTCTGCTCTACTCAAAGGCTATTACCGATTTGAGCAAGGCTACAGTTGACATCACCCCAGAGGTTGAGCTTCCGGTTACCGTTGACTCGCTGAAGGCGACTATGGATGACCCAACCATCAACCACTACAAGGTTATCGGTCTTGCAGGCGACTGGGCAACCACAGCTGAGCTCGGCGACTTCAACGTAGAGTTCGTTGTTCCTTCAAAGGCAAAGGACTTGCTGACAATTATGTTCGGCGAGGATGCTATCACAGAGCTGACCAAGGTTACCCTGAAGGGTACAGGTGACGCTACCCTTGACGCTACTACCGGCTTTACAGGTATCGCTGTTGAACCTAAGAAGTTCAAGATCAAGGGCACTATTGTTATCGTTGACGACGAGAAGGAGAACCTCATGGTTATTACCAACATCGCTCTCTACGCTACCTTGCAGTGGGATAACTCTGGTACTGAGCCAGTTGCATTCAAGTTCTCCGGCTCTATTGAAGGCGCAGGTAAGCGTAGCATCGCTTGGCTTACTAAGGCTCCAGGTGCTGGTGAACCAGGCATTGGCGGTTAATCAAGTAAAGGCTTCTTTAGGTAATTAGATTCAGGATAACAAACCGTTGGGCGGCAGGCTAATCAACAGCCGTGCCGCCCTTCTTCATTTAATAGCATACAATCATGGCAGAAGAAAAGAAAATAGAGCAGCCTTCAGTGGACTTGCAGGAGTTACTCGACAGCGTACTGCACGACGAGCCTACCGAGTTCGTGTTCAGAGGAAAGAAGCACAAGCTCGGCTGGCTTCGCAAGGGAACCATGAGCAGGTGTTCCCATATCCGGGCAAAGGAGAAGAACGAATGGAAGCGCAACGTCAAGATTTGCGTCTGCATTCTCCTCAACAACATCTGGAAGATACGATTCCTGTATTGGATCTACTGGCGCTGGCTCTACTACATCAAGGATGTGGATATAGCCGATGTACTGAGAGTCCTCGATGTTTCTAAAAAAAAAATTCCATCGAACGCATTCTCACTGGCTACCATATTAGCGACCGGGATGACGGACGTGATGATGACGATGACGAGGAGCGAAGCAAAAGCTATCCAAGCAGAACAAGCTGGGGAGCAGCCTTCTCACTAGCGGAGAAGTTCGATTTCCTCTTTCAGCGCAAGTACTTCATTGCAGCCTACGACTACTGGTGGGGCTATTCATCGGCGCAGATTGACCTCATGGTTGCAGACCAGCCTCTTGTCGTCTATCCTAAGACCAAGAAGGAAGGCGGTCCGAAGAAGCACACCAAGAAGGAGATGGATGACCTCTACGACAGGTGGATGGAGAAAAAGAAGAATGAGGGAAGCCTCATCGGCAAGAAGATTAGTCTTGCTGATTACTTAAACAATAAACTCTAATTTTAAAATATTCAGGATATGGCAGGTGGAAATATGGGAGACCTCAGTTTCTCGCTCACTCTTAAATCGAGAATTGAAGAGGAAACCAAAAAGATTACCAAAGAATTAAACAAGATTGATGCTACTGGTAAGCAGGCACAGAATGCTTTGGAAGCAATATCCGAAGCGACAAAAGGTCTTGGAGATAAGGGAGGTCGTAGTTTTGAAAAGCTAAACAACTTCGTTAAAGAATTACATCGTAACATTGGTGTATTTTCAAGCGAAGATTTCTTTAGTCCCAAAAAACTCCAGCAGTTGGAGTCTGTCCAGGACGGGTTATACAAAATAGGCCGCATACTCGGAGAGGTGTCTAAGGAAGGTGCTGGATTCAACATATTCCCTAACAGTGTTTCCACTGAGGCAAACAAGGCAGAGAGAGAACTTTATAAGTTATCTTCTATTATTGACGAAATCAACAAACGCCATGGTGAAGGAATACAGCTGTTTGGCGTCGATTCAACGAACAACATACGTCAGTCGTTGTCAGAACTGTCTAAATACAGAACTGAGTTAGAACAGATCAGGAATAACAGAGGTATTCATCCTATCACAGGACTCACAGCAACTGATCTCGTAAAGAGTTCCGGGTATCTTAATGCTATAGATAAAGCAAATACTTATGCAAAGGTTATAAAGGACGCAGCACGCGAGGCAAAAGAGGCAGAGAGGCAACGCCAGAATGATTTGAAGAACACGGAGCGTCGGTATGATTCTCTCGGCAATAAGGTTCGCCAGCTTCGCTCTGAATACAGCCGAGGAATTTCTGTCGGAGCAGATGTTAGTAAAGCGGAAGCTGAGATTAGCAGGCTCCTTTCTTTAATGAGAAATCTTAGAACCATCAAAGACAGACTCAATTCGGAGAATTGGAGAGAAGGCCTAGGTATGCTTGGCAACATTGGTAGTGGACACGATACCACTTTAGCATCGAGGATACTTCAAGACCAAAAGGCAATAAACCAAGAGGTTCAGAAAGGTATCGAGCTTGAACAGAAGCGTCAGCAGGAAATTGTTCAGTCTGCTGCAAGGGCACGAAACGACCTTGCAGCAGCATTCGCCGGAGCAAACGCTGAAGCGAAGAAGATGCAATCCATAGTCGGAGATATCAAGTCTCTCTTCTTACAGGGAGGTATTGTCTTTGGCGCACAGCAATTCTTTAATTCAATCGTACAGACAGGTGGCGAGATTGTTCAGCAGCATGTTGCGTTACGCTCCATCCTTGGTGATGTACAGAAGGCTGACGAGCTGTTCGCTCAGACACAGCAGCTTGCGTTGCAGTCTCCATTCAAGTTTGGAGAACTGAACAGAGATGTCAAGCAGTTGGCTGCATTCGGAGTAGAGGCAAACGACTTGTACGATACAACTAAGCGACTTGCGGATATAGCATCTGGTCTTGGCGTGGACTTCGGCCGATTGGGTCTTGCGTTCGGTCAGGTTAAGGCTCGCTCTTGGCTCGATGGTAAGGAGTTACGCCAGTTTGCTTACGCAGGACTCCCACTCTTGCAGAAGATAACGGAATTATATAATTCTGAAGGAAAGAACGGGCGCAAGAATTATACCCAGGCAGATGTCAAGAAGATGATTTCCGGAAGACAGGTAAGCTTCGAGGATGTTCAGAAGGTACTGTGGAAGATGACAGACGAGGGTGGCCAGTTCTACAATATGCAGCTCGTGTTGTCCGAAACACTGCTTGGTCGCTGGAATAAGCTTATCGACGCGTGGGATATTATGCTAGGTAAATTTGCAGAAGGAAAGAATGTCATAGGCGGTACGTTCTCGTTTATTATCAACCGAGTAACAGACTTAGTATTAGCTCTTGATAAACTATCCCCTGCTATGCTTTCTTTCGGAGCTATATTTGCTGCAAGGAAACTTGGACTGATGGCTTCCGGTAAGCTCGGATTGGGCTCAATAAACAAGAACTACACTCAGCAGATGAATGCTCAGCTGAGGACTTACGCTATCGAACAGCAGCAACTTGTCACAGAAGGTAAGATTACTCAACAGAAGGCGTTGCAGAATGTACAGGCAAGGGCATACTTGCTGTCTGATACCGCTTCAAGGGCGAATGCTATGTCTCGTCTTGCACTTGAAGGGAAGATGTCTGTTCTTCAGATGCAGAAAGCTGTCAAGGAAGGTCTTGTTACAAAAGAACTTATCAGACAGCTTGCCGTGATGGGGCAGATTACAGCAAGACAGGAGCAGATTATACTCGGAGGAACACGATTTGCCGCCGTAATGAATATGGGTATCTCTAAGATAGGTGGAGGAATTAAGTCTCTCTTTACGATGCTTGGCGGCTGGTGGGGACTTGCAATCGGTCTAGCTGTTCAGACATTCTCAAGCTACAGCAGTGATATGGATAGAATTTCTGAGAATGCGAAGGGGTTCAGGGATTCTGCATACAACAAGAAGAAAAACTACGAGGATGAGCTCGCAAATGAGAAGCCGGCAAACAGCGCGGACTTACAACAGCGAGTAAACTCAATGAAAGAGCTTCTTCGAAACAGCGGAGATTACACACAGACAATAGAAGATCAGATTACAAGGGCGAAGAATCTTAACGAGCAGTATGATATTCTCAATAAGGGAATAGTCGCCGCTCGTGACAACTCACAGCAGGAAGCAAACGACTCGGATGTTGTTGCTGGAGCACTTGGAGCTTCAGGTGGTTGGGGTTCCGGTAATCCTTTTGCAGACACGATGGAGGATGCTGTCGAAGACCTCAACGAGGCGGTTATCAAGTACCAGACGCTTTTATCTGGACTTGACGAAGATACAAAGTCGAGAATGGATAGCGTTGCTAATCAGTTCCTGAAGCCAGAGGAAAGAGCCATGTCTCTCGATGAGAAGATTCGTATTCTTGCAGAAAGAGGAGGCGCAAATTGGGATTCTTTCGTTTTGAAGTCAAGTAACGGAAGCAATGATATTGCAAATAGCATTTACAAAATAGGAATAAGGGCAAACAAGGTTAGTGATCAGATAAATGATATCGCTAAGAAGAATATTCCTAGAATCATTAACTTCCTTAAGAAGTCATTCAACCTATTCGGCGTAGATTTCTCGAAGTGGTGCAACAGGAATTCTTCACGCTTTGCGAGCATGATAGAAAGAATGCTCGATGCGTGCAAGGTGAATGTTCCTCAGATTCGTGAGTACTTGAAGTCTATCTTCTATCAGGAGGCTGGTGCAAAACAGCCAAAGAAAGCAGGTGGCGGCAAGGTCGAGAAACCAAAGACGCCTATGCAGCAAAGAGTCCGCAGAAATTTATCCAAGACAGGAAAGAGTAAAGCGAGGGTAGAAGCACAGGCGACTATGCTCGATTCTTATCTTGACGAAACTTCCGACTACAATACGGATAATAACCTGCAAACAGAGTTGCAGAACAGGTACAACGAGTATAAGAACCGCGAGAATAAGTTCAAACGCGGTAAGATATCTAAGGCACTTCGAGATGAGGCTTGGGAAAGCTACAATAGCTTGAATCAGGCGGCATGGGAAGGTCTCGGCTATAAATTCTATCCGCAAGACAAAAAGTCCAATAAGGTTCCGAAAGGAAGAAACGGGAATTCAGGTCGCAAAGAAGATATAGAGCTCAAGCGTTTACAGGAGCGTCTAAGCAGTCTTAAGTCTGCAAGGCAGATGTACCAGAAGTACAAGAGCATAATGTCTGATGAAGAGGCAAAGAAGAAGACTTACAATCTCTTCCCAGAGGTTACCGGTCTTAATCTTGATGACTATCAGAAGGCTGTCCATTCTCTCCTTGGAGGATTCAGTATAAACACCACCGAGAGAAAGAAGTTCCAAACTTCTATCTATCGCGAGGTTGCAGAGTGGCTCTTCGACGAGAAGGACAAGAAGGAGTACGAGAGAAAGGCAGCTGACTTCAATGAGTCCATGAACAAGCTGTCAGAACGTTGGGATTTGTACAAGAGCCTTCTCGAAAAGACAGGCAGCAAGTTCTTTGCTGAGTCCGCATGGATTGACGCTTTCCAGATGGATGACAAGACTCAATCTCTTATGGACGAGTATTACGCTAACTACCATGAGATATTTAATCTTCAGAACTCTCTCAATATGACGGATGGTGAAGCTAAGGAAAAGCTTAAGCTACCAAATCAGTACGAAGAGTGGAAAAAAATTACAGAACTCCTCCGTGGTAATTATGTTAAGTCTTTGCAAGATGCCGCCGACATCATTGAGAAGACAGAAGATTATGAGGATAAAATCTTGAAGATAAGGGAGAGATACAACGAGCTTATCAGCAAGACGAATGATCCTGGCATCAAGGCGAGATATGAGATTCAGAGAGACAAGGAGATTGGTCAGGTTAAACTTGACAAGTTCAAGAACTCTTCTGATTATCTCAACTTCTACGGAGCCATCGTGTCTCTCGGTATGGATAAGGCTCAGACTATCGGAGCAAGAATCAGGCAGAATATCAATGAGGCTCTACAAAGCGGAGCCATTGATGCTAGAGAGTACGCCAAGGAAATCAAGCAGCTTGATGAGCAGTTATCGAAGCTGACGAACCCAAGAAAGACATTCCTCAATGGTGGTCTGAAGGGAATGGCCGAGCAGAAGATTTCTGATGCCAGCGAGCAGATGACCATCGCAGCAAGTAAAATTGCTGAAGGAAAGAAGGTTCGTGAACTTGGTCTCAAAATGGGAGACGAAAACTTCATCAAGCGTGGTGACAGCATGATTGCCAGCGGAAAGGCTATGATGAAAGCTGCTGAGATTCTGTTTAAGGATGGAACAAAAGCAAAGGAGTCTCTTGATAAGTTTGCTAACGTAGTAAGTATTATCGACCAGAATGTCCAGGGAATGAGTGAAGCATTCAATGACATCAAAGAGACTGCTTCCCTTCTCGGAGCTGACACTGAGTCTGATGGATGGCAGGACGCTTCTGCGTTCTTCGAGACATTCTCCGGCATGTCAAGTTCACTGTCAAAGGTGGTAACAAGCGCGGAGTCCGGCAACGTTGGTGGAATCCTTGCCGGTGTCACTGGCATATTTACCTCTCCTATTAAGGCGTTTGCAAAGGCTCATGATGCCAAGCTCGACAGGCAGATAAAGCTTGCAGAGAGACAGCTGAATGAATTGAAGAACCTATCTAGCAATATCAGTTCCGTTATTGAAAAGACACTCGGTGGAATCTATTCTTACAATAGGTCTTCCGATGCGAATAAAAAGCTCAACGATGTCAAGAATGACTATAAGGCTTGGGATGCTTTTTCTAAGACCGATATTGGAAAGAATTTCTTTGGAGGTCACAACTTCAGTCACTACAGCAAGGAGACTTATGACGCTGTAATGAAGACAGAGACGAATCCTTCCGCATACGCAGATCAGCTCGCCCTACTCAACGCTCAGGAAGACGAGTTGAGAAAGCAGAGACAAGCTGAGGAGGATAAGAAAAAGACGGACAAGGATAAGATTGCTGACTACGACCAGCAAATCAAGGAGATGCAGTTGCAGATTAAGACGTTCGCACAGGACTTTCTGAAAGACGTTTACTCTATCGATATGAAGAGCTGGGGAAATCAGCTGACTGATACTGTTGTGAGCGCATGGACTAAGGGGGAAGATGCGGTTGAGGCTTACAAGAATAAGGTCAAGGAAATGGTTCGCGAAGTTACGAAGAATATTGTATCTCAGAAAATCATGGAGAAGGCACTTGAAAAACCTCTCGAATGGCTTACAGGTATCCTTGATGAAAAGGGTAAACTTGATGAGACCGACATGGACGATTTTGCGGACAAGCTCTACCAAGTTGGCGAAAATGTAGTTCCTCAGTTAACCGGTATCTTCGATGCTCTAAAGGAAAAGGGACTTGATTTGAGAGAAAACGGAAGTTCCTCTTTGACCAACTCGATAAAAGGCATTACCGAGGAGACAGGTGATCTTTTTGCATCCTATCTTAACGCGATTAGACTTGATGTCTCTGTAATTAGGGAAATGCAGGGCAAGTTCCTTCCTGAGATGAGCGAGATTTCAAAATCTCAGCTCACGCAGCTCAACCTTATTGCTCGGAATACCTTGCGCAATGCAGATGCAGCAGAGAGAATCGAGAAAATTTTCATTGAGTATAACGATAACTTCAACAGAGTTATCAATGGTACGAAATCTTTAAAAATGAAATAATTATGTTTGAAAAAAGAAATTTATCAGACAGAATGAAAAACGAGGCAGTTTCACTGGGTCTTTGCGCTCAGTGGACCGCCGAGTGGCACGACAACTCATCCAAGCATGAGATGGTCGAGAAGTTTGTTAAGGGTATCGACTTCTGTATCGGGAAGAACTGGCCTTCGACCAAAGATATGAAGAAGTACTTTGGTGATGTCATTCATGATCATGGTGTGTATGTTGACGAGAACGTTGACCTGCAAAATCCGAAGGTTGTCATCCTCAATGGAGAGTGCGTAGCAAATATCAGCTATGACTGGATGGATAGTGGTGAGATATATGTAAGGCACAACTCTTCACTTTACCTGAAGGTTAAGGGATTCTCCAGGGTGTTTGTCAATCTGTTAGATGGTGCAGAGCTTCATGTTGAATGCGAAGATACCGCGAAGTGCTTCGTCTACCAATACGGAGGAACAGTCGTGAAAGCTACCGGACCAGTCAATATCAGGGACAGACACGATTTTAAGTTCAATTAACGCATGTTTATACGTATATTGCTTGCATATTTATGCAATATTTTGTATATTTGCAATTGTAAAAAGTTGATTTAAGGTATGAAAGAATATTTCAGGATATACATGCAGAAGGAAGGCGATGGGAATGAGGTGAAGGACTCCATCGCCGACTTCGATATGTATGTTAGCGAGAATCCGTTCAAGCCTTGCGAGTCGGTCAAGGAACCAGCGAAAAGGGAGTGGCACGACGAGCATGGTGACGACGAGTATATCGGAAAGGATGGTCTCTATATGGCGGCCTACGAGAATAAGGTTAAGTTTATGTTCCACGGCGAGGCTTTCGGCGCTAACGAGAAATGTAAGGCTTTTATTGATTACATCCGCAAGTCAGGCATGATGAAGATGTATTGCGGCTTCAATAGAATCGGAAGACAGCATGTAAGACTTAAGGATATTGATCCAAACCTATATAGAGATCCGGATAACGAGGACTTGCTAGTTCTCTCTATCACTTTTAGGTTTAACGACCCTGTTACTGACATAAAGCCAATCATGGACGCACAGGGCAGTATTTCAAATTTAGGATAAAGACACATGAGTACTTGGAATATTTATCATAAGGATGGCTCGAAGCTGACAGACGTTAACGGAGAGCAGATAACCGTTCATGGATTGGAATACTCCGATTCTTGGATGGGTGAGTGCTTCGTGACTATCAATTTCAAGCATGAAGTGCCTATCAACTTTCAGATAGGCGATTATATTGTCTATCGTGGCGAGCGGTTTGAGCTCAACTACGAGCCGGGCAAGGATAAGCAGGCCAGACCCGACACATATGGAGAGGGCTTCGTATATGACAGCGTAAAGTTCAATGCATTGCAGGATGAGCTTGCCAGGGCAGAGTTCCTCGATGTGGTATTGAACGATAACGAGCTTCACTACACTGCCCTACCGAAATTTCCATTCTATGTACAGACTTTGGATGATTTGCTCGACAGAATCCAGGCATGCTTAAACGAGCAGATTGGTGCAGGTCTTTGGAAGATTTACTCCCGAAACAAGGAGCGTTCCGTGCAGCGTGGAGCCCTCGAAAGTGAGTGGTTGTCTGTTTATGGTGAGAAAACCGACGATAACGTCATCGAATCGATGTCCATTACAGTGGATTCGCAGACCTGTTGGCAGGCCCTTGCGCTTGTGAACGAGAAGTGGGACATAAACTTCATCGTCAGAGGAAGAAACATATATGTCGGTACTACCGGAATACAGGCAAACCATATCTTCAAGTATGGCCTCGGTAATGGATTATATGAGATTGTTCAGAACGCTGATTCCGACCAGAGTGTCGTTACGAGATTGAGAGCTTATGGTTCCGAGAAGAATCTTCCTTCTCACTACTATGCGGACCTAGGTGTCAAGTACGTGGCGAACATCACGAAAGTCGTCGGGGCCAGCACGAATGTTACACTTGAACTGGACCTCGATTATATAGAGACATATTTCAAGAATCCGAGAAAGTATATTGTTTCTGGAGAAACTGGCGAACAGTCTTTCGGTTGGGTACTTAAGGTTACATTTGATTTCAAGACTGAGATTACCGGTTATGTAACACAGACATACGACTCTAAAAAATGTAGATTCTATTCTGAGCTGAAGGGAACACAGACTGACACCGGAGATGAGGAATCAAAGGAGAAGCTTGATGCGTTTATTGCGCAGGTCAAGGCCGGAAATACAAAGATGTATATCACGTCCGGTCTCAACAAGAAGGCTGTTCCTTCATCTATGAAGGAGTATGCAAAGAATCTTCCGAACAACATGTCCATCAATAGACTTATGTTGCCTGGATTCCCTCATGTATCGCTGAGTGATTTCTATAACTCACTCACGAATGAAGAGAAGAGGTACGTGAATCCTACCGGAAGACAACACAGATTCTCCACAGATCCACACAGGCCATACATCGATTCTATCAACATCGAGCAGATTGGTCTTCGTTCTGCATCGCAGTTCTTCGATACCGATGATAAGACGAATGGAGTTATTGAAATCTACCCTACTATCGAGGAGATGGAAATCGGTGGCGTACGTGTTGATGAGATTGATAAGGGTGTGGCTCCTGATGATGACGGAAGATTTGGCGATAATGAAACCGTAAAGAATGTTGATATCTATCTTAAAAAGGCTATCGACTTTGATATCAACGACTTAAAGGATGACGACTTCTCCATCTCGATGAAGGATGGTATGTGTGGCGGACGAACATTCAAGGTAGCATCCTCAACCAAGATTGATGGAAGATGGAGGCTTACTATTGAAAGAGTAAAGGACGACGCTCTTGAGCTGTGGTTTCCATACAAGGACTACCCTATCAAGAAAGGCGACCATTTCGTTCTTACCGGCATCACCCTTCCTGATTCGTATGTCAATGCTGCATCACTGAAGCTTCTCAAATACGCCATAGCATTCATTGACAAGAACGACTACACAAGGTACGTCTATCAGCCTAAGGTTGATGAGATTTTCATGGCAAGACAGCATGATCTTGCTGAAAAGGATACTACAGGAGTTATCAAGAGTCTTCATGATACGCTCAAAGCCGGAGACTTGATGGAGTTTGAAGATACTGACCTCAGAATTGGCGGTGTAATATCCATAGATCAGCTCACAATCAAGGAAGAAGATGGTAAGATTCCTACCTACGATATAACTCTTCGCGAGGATAAGGAGGTTGGAACTATACAGAAAATTCAGCAACAGATATCGTCGCTCCAAAGTGGAAATGGCGGAACAGGTGCAGGCTTGACAACTACCCAGGTCAAGAGTCAGGTTGCGACAGAGGGAAGTAAGCACTTCATCTCAAAGATAAACGATGACACCGCAAAAGGAACTATCACTTGGGAAAAGGTGCAGAAGTTCTTGCAGGGATTGCTTGTCGGTGGAGGCTCGTGGACTCCAGACGCAGAAGGTCGTTCGCACCTCATCACAGATTACTTGGAGGTAAGAATGAAGGCTATCTTCGAGGAGCTGGTCATTAATAAAACATCCACCATCGGTGGTAAGGAGATAATCTCTCCTGCTGGTGGCGTGGTGGCTCATAAGGTAGAAGAAGTTACTGTGACATACAATAATGTGTCACAGAAGGCTTATCGTTGCTATTTCTTAGCAGAGCAGGATGGTGATGAGGTAGATAACGACTTCGCGGTTAACGACCAAGTGCGCTCGGAATCATTCAACGTTCGCAAGGGCACTTATCATAAGGTTGGCAATCACTTCTATTGGCGATTGGTAATCGGTCGTGACGAGGAACCTGTAGAGCTGGAAGGAAAGAAATATCATTACATCGACCTCTCCGATATCGATTGCGCTACAGCTAGCGATGTACCTGCGAAAGGTGATGTGTTATCGCAGTGCGGTAATAGAACCGATGTAGAACGTCAGAACTGCCTTATCTTCTCGGCGGTAGATACCTATTCGCCATCCATCAGCCTCTATCACGGCATCAACAGCTATTCCTTTGCCAATAGGGAGTATGTGGACTATGGTGTGAATAAGCAGACTAACAAGGCTTTCTTTCACGTCTACGGAGATATGTACTTCGGAGACCGACCTACTAGTGCCAATAACTACGAGGGTGATTCCTACGTTAAGTATGATAGCGACAAGAAGAAAGTAACCATCAAGGGAGACTTGGATATTAAGTCAACCTATGATGGCAAAACCTTGGATAAGTATATCGCAGACAATAGTTTGGATAAGAATGCCGTTGAGACCATTATCAAGAAATCGGATACGATTACCGACCTTCAAAACCAGATAGACGGAGCTATTGAGACTTGGTTCTATGACGGCGTTCCTACCCTATCCAACGCCCCTGCCATTGGGTGGACTACCGACAATGATAAGAAAACCCACTTGGGAGATCTCTACTATGACAACAAGACGGGCAAGGCATACCGCTTTGCCAAGGATGGCTCTACCTATAAGTGGATTATCATCACAGATACGGAGCTGACCAAGGCACTCAAAGATTCAAGCCAAGCACTCAAAGATGCAAAATCAAAGAGACGTATCTTCGGCTCTCAGCCAGTTCCACCATACGATGTAAACGATATGTGGGTCAATGCCACCTATCCTAGCGATGGAAGTACCTACAAGAATGAAATCTTGAAGTGTTCCACCGCCAAGGCAGAAGGTGAAGAGTTTAATATTTCAGATTGGAAATTGGCTAGCAAGTATACCGATGACACGAAGGCAGAGGAAGCAAAGAAAGCTGCTGAGAAGGCGCAAGCTGAGATTAAGACGACACAGAGCAACTTGAACGCCCTCGGAACGACTGTTACCGAAAACAAAAAGACGTTCGACAGCTACGTCAAAGATGGCTACCTAGAGCCTTCTGAGATTGCTGCAATGGCGCAGGATTCCAAGCGACTTGAAGATGCTTTCGCAGCTGCCGAGAAGTCGTACAATGAAGTGAAGGGAGCAGAGGTGTTAAAGAGTACAAAAGAACTCACCGACCTTAATACTGCTTTCACTACTCTCTCTACTGCCAAGACGGAACTCGTTACGTATCTCTCAGATATATCTACAAATTACAATAAGGCTGATACTACCGGCAAGGCTGCTATCGTCTCTGCCGTGGGAACGAAGTTCACCAACTTTCAGTCCGCATACAGCGCATTCTATGACAAACTTGGTTTGGCTAATGCCTATATCACTAGCAAGATATATGGTGACTTGAAGCAGAATATCACAGACCTCGCAGGTTACAAGTATCTCAAGGATGCGCTCGGTCAGACTACATATGTTGACGGTGGTCTTGTAATGACAACGCTCCTTGCGCTGAGAGACGGAGACGGAAACGTTCAGAGCGGTATCAACGGAGCAATAGACCCGAATAGAGGAAAGAAGAGTATCGCAACATGGTGGGGCGGTCAGATGGTGGATAAGGACTATAATAGCGGAAATCTTACCCCTGCAACCTCCCTCATCCGCTTCGATGGCTCGGGTTATCTTGCCAATGGTGCTATCTGGTGGGATGTGAGCGGAAAGGTTCACGCAGACCCTACATCGTTTATCATCAGCGAAAAGAATCTTGGCGCATACCTCACCTTCTTCGAGCCGACTTGGAAGGAAGGAAGTGCAGGAACGAGCGTTGCCGACCTTGTGTCTTTGAAGCCAAACGCTCCATTCTCCAAACTTGGCGTATCGGGCGATGCTACATTCGAGGGCACAATCTCCTTCCATGGCATTAAGCTCACGTATGATTCCACAAACAAGGCTATCAAAATTGATGGCAATCTCTATACCACAGGTGGTATCACGGCATACGGAGCAGGAGCATCTACCACGGGTGGTGGCGGCTTGAACGGCAGTGTGAAGAGTTATTCAAATGCCTTGAAGCTTACATCAGAATCGCTGAGTGAGATTGCCTCTGCCTACTCCATCAAGGCTCTTGATTCTCGTATCTCCAGCTTGGAAGGTGGTAGTGCTACTGCTATTTCTGTCAGCGGTAGCGGTAATGCGGTTACGTCTGTCACCAAGGATGGTACTACTATCAGCGTAGTTAAAGGTAGTACGTTCTTAACTAGTCATCAGTCACTTGATGGTTACGTTAATGCAATATCTGTAAGTGGAAGTGGGAATGCTATCACGTCTGTATCTAAAAGCGGAAAGGGTATTACATTTACTAAAGGTGCTACATTTTTAACTTCTCACCAAAGTCTTGCTAACTATTATACCAAAAGTAGTGTAGATTCACTTCTTAGTGGTAAGTCGGCAACTAGTCATACACATAGTGTTAAGATTAATGGTGTTACTAAAACTATTGCAGCTACTGGTGGAACTGCTGTAGATTTAGGAACTTATCTTACTAGTCATCAAAGTTTAGCAGATTACGCTAAGAAGAGTGAAATACCTACAAAAGTAAGTCAACTTACTAATGATACAGGTTATATTACTTCTAGTGGAAGTTGTGCTTATGCTAGTAGTGCTGGAAATGCAGACAAGGTCGATGGTGTTCACGTTACTTGGGCAGGTGAATTAACTTCTACTAATCACCTTGTGGCTTGGGAAGCTGATGGTTCAGCTCTTAGAGATATAAAACCTGCTAATGTTTCTGTAGGTAACTCTGATAAATTAGATGGTATTCATGCTAATGGACTTCTTACTGCTCTATCTAATTCTGATAAGGGAATTAGTATAACAGTTGGTGGAACAACTAAAAGCGTATCGAACATTAGTGTTAATTATGCTAGTAGTGCTGGAAATGCAGATACTGTAGATGGTTATCATGAAAGTTCATTTCTTAGATATAGAGGTGAGTATGGAGATGCATCTATAACTAAGGATGGAGTTGGAGTTTATGGTTGGGCTCATACTAATGAGGGACATAATAATTTTCATGAAAGCTATGGTGATATAATCAATATACAAGGTTATTCTACTTGGAGAACTAGATTTGATATAGGAACTAGTGGAAGAATTAGAATAATGCATGGTATAAATACTACTACTGCAACTCAGGTTGGTTATCTTGCTTATTTACATGATAATGTAGCTTCTGCAACTAAACTCAGAACTCCTAGAACTATTTGGGGTCAAAGTTTTGATGGAACTGGGAATGTTGATGGAACATTAACTATAACTAATAGTGGTTCAGATGACCCTCATATTATATCTACAGTAAGTAAATGGTTTCATATTGTATCTAAATATAAACTTGTTTTATATGCTGGAGAATATAATAGTAGTCAAAAAGATGCTATAAATATATTATCAAATCATAATGTAGGTATTGGAGTAGACCCTTCTTATAAACTACATGTTAAAGGTGATATATATTCATCTGCTACTATTAGAACTGCTGCTCAAAATCAAGCTATAATGTTAACTAACGATGCCAGTCCTGCTTGGATTAGTGCTCTTGAAGGTCAAGTAATATTCAATACTGGTAAGGCTATTCGTTTTGGTGAAACTGCTTGGGATTGGAATCAATGGGCTGGTCTTAAATATAATCATAGTAATAAGACTATTTATCTTGGTATAGCTGATGGTTCTGCATTTAATGCTAATACTCCTCAACTTGATGGTACGCTTAGTCTTAAAAGTATTAACACTATAACTCCTAGTGGTTCTCTTAGAATCGGAAATAGTAATAGTGCTTTATATTTAGGTAACGCTAATAATAGTAGTTGGGTATATGTACAAGATATGTGTAGTCAAGTAAATAGTAGTTATTGGAGCATAACACAATTAGGTAGTGCTACGTTTAAAAGTCTTACTGTTAATGATGTTATTAGTTGTGATAGTATTAGTGTTAGTAAAAATGCTGTTATTAATGGTAATTTATCAGTTGCCGGTTTAATAAATAATAAAGGTATATTACCTACAAATTATGAAGTTAATAATAAAGGAATGGGTTGTTATGTTTCAGCTGATGCTTTATGCTCTGGAATTACTGCTATTACTGATAGTATACCAGTCGATAATCTTTCTATAGTTTATACTAATGATAACGGTAACAGTTGGACTAATTATAATATATCAAATGATACTAAATTTAAGGCGTATGCGAATGTTGCAGGTGTTGATAGTTTATACTTAGGTAGCAATGTTATTACTGGTAATACTGATGCTGAAAAGTTAGCTCAAATAAAAAAGAACGAATTAATGTTTTCGTTTGAAATTCCTAACTCTTGTTATTCTCAAGTATATTTTGCTTGTGTTGATATGGGACAAGGTGTTGGTGTTACTTGTACTGTAGAATATTTAAATAGTAAAGGTGTTATAGTCAATACTTATATTAAATATATGACCGGATGGAACCAATTTAATTATATAAATCTATCTAGAGGTAACGAAGGTTTTCCTGTAGGAAATGATGATAGAAGATATATTCGTTTTAGATTTAAACATGACCAAAATACTACTGCATTACGAAATGCTTCAATAAATAAAATACGAATATTTTCTTTTACTAAGTATTCATTTCCTACTGATAGATTTATGGGTCATACAGGTCATATATATAACTTTGATTATAATATGAATACTTACTTCCCTAATAGCATTCTTGCTAAAGGTGGAGTTACAGCTTATCAATCTTCTGACATCCGCTTGAAGCAGGATTTGCGGAAGCTGGACTACTTGGGTATCATCAAGGCAATGGGTGGCACGTTCAGCTTCGCTTGGAAGAAGGACAACACAAGATCTATCGGCTGGATTGCACAGCATGTATTGCACAACCCTCAGTTAAAGGACATCGTGGAGACTGACGAGAAGGGCTACTACAAGATTAACTACTGGTCTCCGAAGCTGATTGCAACGGCATTCGGTGCTATCGAGCAGGTGGGCGATGAGGTCAGCAGGTTGAAGGCTCGGGTGGTCTTCCTTGAATCAGAGGTTCTGCGATTGAGTGGAGATAAGGAAGACTGCAACAAGAAGAGATTAGATAACAAGAATATTAATTTATTAAATTAGTTAAGAAAATGGAGAATTTAAAGATTAACAAGAAGAGTGAACAGACAACTGCCACTTATACCAAGGGCGGCTATCGAGTAGAAATCACCTACAATGTTGACAAGACGGGTGGCAACATCGAGAGCATCAATATGAGTATCTACGCAGATACCAATGGTAACTATCTCGGCAATGCGAACGCAAGCTTCAACGGCAGCGAGCTGACCTACAACATCAGCGGTGTTCCGCAGAGCAAGCTCAGTGAGGTATCAGCATTGATTAAGGAGGTCAATTCCGCTATCGCCGCTAATATGGCAAGCGAGGCAGCAGAGTAGGTATCGTGAGCATTAACGCAGGGTGGCTCTTATAGAGCTGCCTTGCCTAGTGTTTTAAGTAATGTAACAGTAGAGCGAGTTGTTACTAAAGAAGTTGTAGCAGAATTAGAAACTAAAGTTGAATATTAAAAAAATAAAGATTATGTCTTACAATAGTGAAACTGGAATTATTAGTGCTCCTGTTAGCATTGATGATGTTAAACAAGCTCTTGGAGAGAGTAGCAATGACCTTGCTACTCTTTGTAAGAGTGTGAATTTAAATCCTTATTCTAAATATAAACCTGTCAATCTTTATAATAAACCTTTTGTTACAGATACTTTAAATTCAGATAAACAAAGTTGGAGTTCTTCAAGTAGAGGTTGGTGGTTAGGTAATAGTAGTTTAAATGACCAAGTATACACTATTAATATAGTAAGTTCGTTTGAAGAATTAAGTATTAAAGGTGTATGGAATTATAATATGCCTTTTGGAACCAATCAATCTCCATATAGACTTAGTGATTTTATTGGTTATAATACTGAAGATTATAGTTATCAAGACCCTATACGTTTTTCTACTGGTATACGAGATACTATATATTTAGACCAAACTTATTATTTAAGATTTTATTTTGGATATGAACCTATAAATTCAAAGAATACTATATCTTTTGAAGATATACTAGCTTTATTATCTGCTTTTAATGAAGAATGGTATCCTGCTGTATGTATATATAATAAAACCAAAAAACGTATGAAATATCTTTCAGGTACTGTTCCTATAAATAATGCTTCTGTTAGTTATAATGATGAAATACCTGATAGTGAGTTTATTGTTAATTTTAAAAATCAATCCATTAGTAGTAATAATGGTAGTAGTAGTTTAGGTTTTAAAAGTGAAGTTAATGATGAAATTTATATAGCAGGACTATTATGTCCTGTTGGTGGAGTTGATGATGATTATTTTTATACATCTGTAACACCTTGCTATATAAATAATGATGTTACTGGACAAACTATAGATATTTCTGGTTTTCTATTTAATAAAGTTGTTATAAGTACTAAAGAAAAACCTACATACTATACTACAGTAGAAGTAAAAGTTACTAATTTTACTGTTAATACATATTATGGAGGACATTATTATATAGATGATAATAATGGATATATTTTATCAGCAGATAAATATATAGAATTTAGTTTTACGTTAGATTTTGGTACTACTTCATTAGTAAGTTTACGAGCTAATATAGGTTCATTTGGTCAAACTGAACTAGATAATTTGTCAGTACCTGTAGCAACTAATATAAATACTTATGCTCCAAAACGTTATTTAAAAGTAAGTACAGAAAATGTAATATTAACTGCTTATGCTACAAAAGAAGATGCAGAAAAAGAATATGGTGGGTTTACTACAACACAGATACCTATTATAAATAAGATAGAAGACTATCCTCAATATAAAATTAATAATTGGAATATAGTTTTAAATTTACATTCTGATAGAAGAGAACATGATAGTTATTATGAAGAATTTGATTTTAAATTTGTTGGAGAAGTTAGTGGAATACATAGCTTACCAATATATCAATCTTAATTATAATAATATCAAGAATGGTAATCTAACGAAGAATATTGTATAACATAAAAAAAAGAAACAATTATGAAAAAGATTAAGACAATCGAGGCTGTTGCAGCCTACAGAACATTGAAGGCATTGAAGACATCATCAATGAGCGATGATGCCGCTATGCGAGTTTGGAAGAATATGAAGGCACTGCGCCAAGTAGCCGACACTTACGACAAGGATGTGAAGGAAGCGCAGGAGAGCCTGAAAGACGATAAGTTCGAGGAGATGCAGTGCAAGCTTCAGGAGTGCCAGCAGTTGGAGCAGAAGCATGCCAATGAGGGCTACGAATACACCAAGGACGATTCAGCCAAGTTCGCTGAGGTCAATGAGTACTTCTTCAATCAGAAGCAGAAGACAGAGAAGTATTTCAAGGAACTTGCCGACAAGGAGGTAGAGGTAGCCATTGAGGAAGTTGACGAGAAGGAGCTGTTCAAAGCTGCTAAGGATTGCGGCTTGAAGTTCGCTGATATGGAGACCCTTGATGTTGTGATAGGATAATACCAGTGTAGATATAATAATAGCGTTAGAATTTGGCAAGAAAGCCGTTCTAACGCTATTTTTGTGACTTATTACTTTCAGATTGTTACTTTAGCAAAGTTTAACTTTAGATTTTTGCTCAAAATAAATATTTTTGTGCAGAATTGTTTATTTTTGCAGAACTTTCCTTATTATTAAGAATGAGGAACTAAGAATAAATAATAAATCAAAAAACAAAAGGAGAAGAATTTATGACTAAAGAGGAAGAAGATGAAGTCCATCGGTTAGTTCAATCAGTCGGTGTTGTACAGTTGTCAAGAGTAATGTTTAAGGACATGGACGTTAGCGAAATGATAAACGTCATTATCCTTGCAGGTAGAGGCTACAGCATAAAGCTACTCACTTGGTTTAAGTATTATTGTGAAGTGATGCCTCTGTTTATCATGCTTTTTCATATTGCATGCATGGTAACATTTGCGTCTCATGAAAAAGAAATGTGCGTATGGTTTAAGGAGAATTGGGTATCGGCAGCATTTATCTATTTTTCCGTTTACATCCATCCGCTTGTACTTATAATTGCGAGCAGATTCTTTTGGCTCTGCTACAGATGGCGTATTCCGATGATCATCTACCTATTTGGGATAAATGCTATTCATATCGTATACTGGAATGTTTTTACCACCAACGAAATGGTGGAAGCTAATGTTGTAATACTTGTAATGACCATTATATTTTATGTATATGGTTTTGCCGATAAGTATTTCTCAGGCAAGGGCTGTCAAAGTTTAATCTCTAGATTATAATGATATGGGAAAGTTATTTGGTTATCACACCTTGGGAGTGTTATTAAAATCGTTATCGGATTCTTGTTTTCGAGCAGACGAGCAAGAGAAGAGAGGGGAGAAGGTAACTGCTTGCGGAATGAGTAGCGATGAGATAGAAGACCTTTGTGAGAACTATCTGCCGTATGCTCTCAATCCGATGCTATCTACCGAGGAAGTCAAGGAGAAGCTTCACGTTTCTGATGCTACCCTTAACAGGATGGTGGCTAGGGGCGATTTGCCCCATGGCGAATGCAAGAAACGTGGGCACACCCGATATTGGAAGAAGTGGGATATTCTTCACTTCATAAAGAGCAAGAGAAAATAATAGTTGAACATGTAAGTATTCCTTACAAGTTGAGTAAGAGAGGTAAGTGATTGCCTCTCTTTTTTATTTAGTACAATATAATAGACAAAAAACACACATATTTCCCCGAAAAATATACGCACTTTTTGCCTTAAATTATACGTAACAATAGATGATGCTACCTTCTATCACCTTAAATCATTGATAATCAGTCACTAAAAGAAAGTGTGATAGAGTTATATTTGCTCTCCCCTATTCTTTGTACCTTTGCATCCGTAACGTTACAATAGTGTTAGTTAATATTAAGGATTTCAAAAGATTGTATTATGGAAATGACAGATGCAAAGGTCGTAGAGAAGAAAATCTACGAAGAGGGAAAGAAGCACGATGATTATGCTTCTAAGGCAACAGGCAATGCTGGTCTTACCCTTGGTATCATCGGCACAGCACTCGGTGCTGGTGCTTGGTTGCTTGGCGGTAACAACCGCAGCGTGTTTGGTTCACTTGGTAATGGTATGCCAGATAATGTGAATATCAACACCTATGGTGGTATGACTGCAAGTAATACTGCTCCTACAGCCCTTGAGGTAATGGAGAAGGAATGCGATGATGAGGTGAAGTTGCTTACCTACATGTTCGGTATGAAGCTCGACACCGCTAACAAGTTCTACGCTATGCGCGAGACAGACATCGCTGAGAAGTTCTCTATGTATAAGGGTGCTAACGATGCTATCAACGCCGAGAACCGCCGTGCAATGCAGGCTGAGTTCGGTCTTTACAAGTCTCAGATTGATGCAGATTTTGGCTTGTACAAGAATCAGAGAGACCAGTACGATGCGTTGCAAGCAAAGTATAGCGACCTCGACAAGAAGGTAGCCGTGATGGAAGCCCTCACTCCTTACAAGGAGAAGCTTATGATGGCTTACGTCAAGGAGAACACTTGCAACTGCTTGCGAGGGCAGTTGATGCTCCCGAACACTCCAGTACTCCAGGGATTCGGTAGTTACAGCGGCTGCAACTGCACTGCTCCGTCTACTCCCACTACAGGAGCGTAACAGAGCAGTAAGGAAGTCGGTTAGACGGACTAAGAAAAAATGAGTTGGTGAGGGGTGTTTGCCCTCGTGGTGGATGCCCTCTCACCTCTCTATAATATATCACCAACTTAAAGATATTGGTTATGATGAATTTTGGAAACAGCCCATTATTGGATATGGGTACAAGTCAGCAGCAGCCGCAAATGATGGATGCTGAGCTACAGAAGATGTATGAGGCAATACAGCAGAAACGAGCATCTATCAACATGCAAGCGCAGCAGTCTTCCACCCCTTTATGGGATGAGATTGATAAGATTGAAGACAATCTTACAGGCGCACAACGTCAGTACTTGATGCAGAATCAGGAATACGTCAATAGCTTGCAATATGTGTCTAAGCTAGTGCAAGACGAGGAATTGCGCATTATACGCCCTCGTATCGAAAGCACTCAGCAAGGACAGGAGGCATTAAAGAAACATTTGTCTTTGATGCAACGACTGAGAAAAGAAGTAGCACAGGCGGAAGAGCAGAAAACCGCTATGCTTAACGACTATATGACAAATCATAGTGATAAAACGTGGCAAGAGTATCTCGCTATGGTTCAAGGGACAAAGAAGGGAGGAACTAAGAAATGAACGTAACAGAATTGAAAGAGAAACTGCTTACATCGCTTGATTTGTGGGCAGATGCTAGAATAGACGATATGGTTAAGGCTAACCAGATGCTCGCCATACCATCAGTGTACATGAAACGTGCGGCGCACAACATCATCGCCAAGCACAAAGATAGTTGGGGCAAGAGCATTGACAACGCTACCCTATTCATCGCCGATGAAGACGGCAACATAGATGCCAACACGATATTTGAAGATATGATGCAGATGCTAAAATCCGTGGAAGATTACAAATTCGATGTAGGTTTTATACACGGACATATCGACAAAGGAGTTGTGTCTATTGACCTGCCAGATGGAATTGCTACTGCTATCCTCTTTGGAAGCAAGCGAAGCATCAACTTCACAGAGGAGGACTTTGTAGAATTGAAAGATTTGATAATAGGTTAAAAAATATACAAGATATGGAAACAAAAGACATTATGAGTAAGTTTGATGAGCTTTATGGGATTATGGCTTCGTCAACCAACGTAAAGTATATGCACGTATTCGGTAATACGATGCGTTGCATGATGAAGGATATGGCATCCAAGCACCCAGAGTTGGCACAAGAGTATCTTGATAAGCTTTGCGCTATCAAGTGGAAGAACTATCTTACGAAGAAGGAAGCTTCTGAGATTGTAAACGGTATGAATCCACCAGTAACCTGGGATATGCAGACATGGATCAATGCTATGACCGGTCTCGGACTTGCAACAGAGGAGAAACCTTATTACAACGATTACGCTTTGTACGTTGCGATGAATCAGGTTGTAAGCGACCACGGATGCACAATTGCTAAGATACTCGGCAAGGAAGATGTTAAGGACATTGATACAGAACATCTGGTTAAGTATGCCCACAGCCTTGCACTCGATTTGTTGAAAGACAAGGATGGTGTATACAACATCAGAGAGTATTTTCTGAAGTAACATCAAAAATATACGGTTATGAAAAAGGTATTCGAAGACATTATAGCTAGCAATGATATGCAGGCTATCAAGAACTGTGTTACGATCATGGCAGATTGTTGCGAAGTCGGAATGAATGACAGCGTAATGCTTGATGTGATGAAGCAGGTCCAGGGAGAGATTGGATCGTGTCATTATAACGAAGAGATGGCAGATATGCATCTTTGCCTCATCGGTCAGCTTCATACTAAAGATGTGGCCAAGGACTATTGGCATGAGGTCAAGAATGACAACATCAATCTCGAAGACTGGTGCGTTCTCTGGGGAGAGATGGTAAAGCGTAACGACGCAAAGATAAAGAAATGGTTCCCGAAGATCAACACGTACAACTACGAGCAAAAGATTTTCGATGAATGTATTTCCTTCCTGGAAAGTGGCAGACTTCCATATTACGACTTGAATGTCTAAAGTTTTTCGTTATTCTGAATGAAGTTTCGGTTTTTTTTGCTATCTTTGCAGAAAGAGACCGAAACTTTATTTTTATTAATTATTCAGGATAACAGATTATGACAAATTTATTAGATTCTTCACAGATTAGGCAGATAGTGGTTACAATTTCCTCTGCTATACTTGCCTTTGCAACGCCAACTGAAGGTTTCGTTCTTGCGCTAGTAATTGCTTTCGGCTTCAATATCTTTTGTGGTATGCGAGCTGATGGCGTTAGTGTTGTACGATGCAAAAACTTTTCGGCATCAAAGTTTGTAAACGCCATTCTTGAAATGTTGCTCTATCTTACCATTGACTATGTGATATATGGTATCATGATAGGCTGTAATGACGGAAATGAGGCTTTGTTTGTAATAAAGATGCTTACATACATTTTCTGCTATGTGTATCTATGCAACGCGTTCAAAAACCTCATCAAGGCATACCCTAAGAATGTAGCATTCAGAGTTATTTACTACATTTTGAGATTCGAGTTTGCAAAGGCATTGCCTAGTTATTGGAAACCGATTATTGACAGACTCAATAATGAGTTTGATAAAAAAGAGGAGGAAAACAAAAATGGCAAACAGTAAGATTTTAGAGCCGTTCATCCTAAAGTGGGAAGGTGGCTTCGTTAACGACAAGGATGATTTGGGAGGAGCTACTAATATGGGTGTGACTCTTGCTACGTACCGCTCAGTATTCGGCAGCAAGAAGACGGTTAACGATTTAAAGCGTATGACCCGTGTGCAATGGGGTGTAATCTTCAAGAAGTACTACTGGGATAAGTGGAATGCTGATGATATTAAAGACCAGAACGTAGCCAATATCCTCGTCGACTGGGTATGGGCTAGCGGAGCCTACGGTATCAAGATTCCTCAGAGAGTTCTTGGCGTTGATGTGGATGGTATTGTCGGGCCGAAGACTATCGCAGCTGTCAACGCAAGAGATGGCCGGGATCTGTTTGATACCATCAAGCAGGAACGGAAGGATTTTATTGAACGTATCTGTCAGACAAGACCACAGAACAAAAAGTTCAAGAATGGTTGGCTGAACAGAATTAATTCACTTGATTATGAAACTGATTGATAAAATAACAAGGGTTGTAATTGCCATTGCAGTAGCAATGCTGATTCTATCAATGTTCTGTAGATGTAAGGCGAAAGAACGTGTGATAGAAAAACAGACATACATCACAGATAAACGTAATGAGGCCAAGTGGGATTCACTCTTCAATGCAAGACTTGTCAAGGAGCTGGAATCATACAGAGCATCGCATAAAGAGTCTATGAAGTCAACTACGAAAGAGAAGACACATATCAAGGATAGTACAGCTTCGAAGTACGATGTGAACGGAAACAAAGTCGGCGAAGACAGATTCCACTACGAATATCACGAGATATCACAGGAAGATGTACAGATACTGAGAGATAGTATTTCTAGCCTTAAGGAATACAAGGATAGTGCTGCGATATATCATAGCAAGTGTGACTCCTTAATCTCAGTGATAAGTAAAATATCGAAAGATAAAGTATATGTCAAGAAACAGCTATCAAGGACTGACATGGCATTTTTAAATATAGGTAAGATAACTTCAGTTTGCCTTTTCATAGGCATTCTCGCATTTTTAGGTTGGATATACTGGAAATTAAAGTTACACAAACGTTCTTAGTTTTTTCTAATGTTTTTATTTGGTTATTAGTTGATACAAACAAAAAGGGGTGACCGCACGCGATGTGTAGCCACCCCTAAACAATATAGATAATGCACAGAAATTATTCTTCAGCTCCCTGGAGGAACTTGATACCATACTTCGTCTCGTAGTGTTTCTGCTGCTCTTCTGTCAACATTTTGGTTTCGCTGTCGTAGAACACGGTAAGCAGCTCTCCGTAATCTTTGTCGTAGAAGTAGTTGTATTTATTGCAGAGATAGTTCCTTGCACAGAGACATCTGCTCGGAATGGTCTTGAACTTGCGTCGTGTCTTCTGTTTTATTCCATTCGTTGCTCTGTACCTGTCAAGCCTCAGCGTCTTTTTTAGAGATTCAGAACGTTTAGCTATTATCTCCGGTCTTATTATTGCCTGAGCACATTTCAACCGAAGTCTTTCTTCCGTTTCCTGGGTATGAGTAACGCCAAGTGCCTTTGCTATACTTGTTACACATGACTTTGTTATTCCAAGCTCTTTGGAAATTTCGGAAGAAGAGTAATCCGGATATAGCTTACGGACAGATTCCCTGATCTTCTCTCTTTGCTCTTTTCTTGCGTTCTTGAACGAATCCCCATGCAGCCTATGTAGCCACCAGTAAACAGTCTGTACTGCGCAACCGAAGCTCTTGGCCATTGCGTAAGGAGATTCGTAAGGGTGTTCCTTTATATATGTTTTCTGTTCATCTGTGATGTTCATGTATTACTTTTTATCAGAAGAGCCGTAGCCGTTATCGCCACGTTCTGTTTTGTTTAATTTGTCCGTCTCGATAAGCATGATGTTGTCACTTGTTTCAAGATGAAATTGTACCACTTTGTCGCCAACTTTATATCGCGGCATTTTTGGAAATACGTGATAGAAGACAGCAGAAATCTCGCCAACAAAACCATCATCAATGGTTGCTTCTGAGTTACTGAGAACCATGCCAGTCTTCCATACAGAAGAGCGAGGGCGGAGCGTGAAGCACCTAGAAATGTCGGCAGGTTTGTTGCGGTTTTCAATCTGCAATGCAAATCCGAGGCCGTACTTCCATACATTAGGCGCAATCTCTTCTTCTGAAACCGCATAGCAGTCATAGCAGAAATCATCGTCATGCGCCTTGGATGGCATAATAGCGTTCTCGTTGGTCTTTTTGAATAAAACAGGCACACCAACAACTTCGGTGAATCTATCAATCTCCACGCCATCAACATTCACCTTTCCGTAGAACATATCGGCAGGGCGAGTCCAAACCTTGCACTCTCCATAGAGAGCCTGATAAACAACTTCTTTCTCCTGAGTTTCACTATTAGTGACCTCAGTAATAAATCTGTAATAACCTCCTTTAAAATGTCTGTAAATCTTTTCCATTTTAATATTTAAAGTTTAAAATTCATGTTCATCACATACTTGGTCGCAAGATGATTCATGCTCGTTATTGCTGCACCATCCTACGCCGTAAACGTCTTCGTTGCCAAACCAATGACAGTTGCCACAACATCTTTCTTTATACATCTTGCGTTGCTTCCTTTTTGGCTTTATCTAATACTTTCAAAATACAATCACTAGCTATTTCGTCTGCATAACGCATAGGAATGTAACCTCTTTTATAGCCCCTTACGGCACAATTATTAACAGTAAGTCTATGATTAATTCTAAGAATTAATTCATACACATCATCGTCAGACTTACATTTTCGTAACCCATCTTCTATATCTCCTCTAAGAAGACACGGAACATCGTGAGTTTTTATGTAATTTAAAACTATTTCTTTGTAGCTCATATCACTTAAACTTAATAACAAAAAACTCAGTATCAAGCCACTTATCGGGGCAAAGACCTTTTTTAGGCTTGCCGATGGTGATACTCTCAATCTCCTTCTCAATTCGTGGACTATCCTTGCGGTAGCCGTTTATGAAGAGAACGTGGGTGTATGGCTTGTATTCCGGTTCACCTGTCACACAACAATAACCGCCGTACTCATCAAAAAGCACTTCGCCGCCTTCGGCTTGCTGGTTTACAAGTCTGGATGCCCAATACGGCTTTATCTCCCGATACTCTTCATCCTTTTTTCCGTCAGCAATCATTTCAAACCATCGCTTGCTGACGGTGAGGGTCAATACTTTCTTTTCCATCCTTACACCTCCTCCCAGTCTGTTGCGAGAATATCCTCAGAATCTTTGAAAACACAAGGAAAGAATTTTTCATCGCATACAGCTATGATAGTCTTAGAGACAATATAGATATAAGCTCCACATTCTTCCCAAATTACCCTTCTCACTTTCTTTCCTTCCTTCATTCTTCTCAGAGCCTCCGAGAAGTCAAATATTTCCTTCTTCATAGCTACTTGTTTTTATAAATTTCACATGTCCCCTCATAAATTGTGCTATTTGTATAGATGTCTTTATATTGCGAAATGGAAACCAATCCATTTGCCTTCATTCCCTTAAGAATTTCATCATACACACTTTCTATTGCTCTTCTATTCAATTGCTCCATGCCAAATTTGTCACGGCAATAGTATTGCATTTCAAAATTTGACATTGTAACTCTTGAATGAAGCTTAACGACTTGTGGCTTTATGTATCTAACCTCTATCTTTGGCTTGATGCCTAGTTCGTCAGCTAGCCATTGTTTCCATTTCGGTTTTACATCTTCTCCATCCAAGCAAACAAGCAGGATGTAGATAAAACTCATACAAAGATATAAAATTCCTATATTCATACGCTTTTATTGTTAAGAAAGTCCTCTACATCAAGATAATCAATACCAAAATTCTCGGCACATTTCTTATCTGAATCGGAGAAATCTCCAGGTTTACCACTGGCGTCGCCTATCATTATCATTTGGCTTTTATCATTCTCGCCAAAGTATTCTTGTAAATGTTCTAACATTCCTATATTTGGCTTTCTATTCTTGTTATCTTTATCTGTAGAAGCACTGTATAATCCAGAGACAAATACACTCGTTTTCATACTACAAAATTTAGGTATTCTGTTTCCTAAATACAAGCCAACAAACTGGATAATACATTCAAACTTTGTCTCAAAGTCTCGTTTTGAGACAAATTGAGGTATCCCTCCTTGATTGGTAACAATACCTACCCAAAATAAATTTGGCATCCTTCTTGCAATTTTATCCAAAACTTCTTTTCGGATAATGAAATCCGTGCAATCTTTAGGAAACGTATTCCCAGATGCCGTTTTAATCAAAGTACCATCCAAATCAATGAATAGTACAGTCTTATCAACTAATATGTTCATAACTATTTAACTTTAACGTTATACACTCCATCAATGACCTCTACTTCATAACAATCGGGACAATAGTGTTTGCCATCTATCATTTCCCAATCAGAGTAGTCACCAATATCGACTTCTTTGTTACCGAATAGTGCAGAGCAAGTATCTGTACCTCCAAATACTTCTCCGCATCTATCGCAAACAATCTGATACATTGTAATCGGTCTATACATAAGCTATTCTTCTTTAAGTTCTACCGGCTCATCGCTCCAAGACAATCCTCTTCCGATGAGCTTCTTAACGCTTCCATGCGGAAGAACCATTTTATCACCCCACCATTCTCTATGTTTCTCACATCTTTTTGGTTTATTCCAAAAAGCTTTTTCTATACCATCATAATCAACGGCAAGCCATATACTATAATTTTTAGGTAGTGCCATAACTATTCCTCCACTTTCACGCCAAATGGAGTACCATCGGCAAATTTTATTTTAAACAAATCCGTAGCAGTGACAAATCCTATCACACCATTATTTCTATCACCAATAACAATCCCTTCATTATCTATAAATATGATTAAGCTGTTAACCTCACCATTTTGTGATATTAGCCACCCGAATGGCTGATGCTTTAGCATTTCTGATCGGCACTCTTTTGCATCCTTGAATGGGCGGTACTTTGGTCCTGGCTTGATGCGATAATTGTTTGAATCACAGTCAAAATGTGGCAGCATAGCAGTTTTCCACATTTTCATAGTCTTATCAAAAATTTCAATTTCTTTTCCTTCTGCGTATGCCTGAATTATCGGCAATAGCTCTATTGCTTCTTTACGATTCATACTTAATCCTCCAACTCTTTAAGTGCCAAGACTAACTCGTTTTGAATATGAATTGTAGTGCCTTCACTTAATTTTATTCTTTTTGAGCCAATCATCTTGGAAACATTATTAATGTGAACTATCGCTTTATCTTTGCTCATTGCTTACCCTTCTTGATGATTACCGTATTCCCTCCGAATCTCGTATGATGATGAATTTCACCTTCATCATCAAAAGCTTCTATTCTAACCCTTGTGATACCGATTTCAGTAACATTTCCTATTAGGATACGTTCATTATTGCAATTGGAAAATAAAACCTTATCACCAATTCCAATTTCTTTTCCAAAAAATCTGCCATATTCTTTTCTTTTTACCCTCTCCCTTTTACAGGAGAGGGTGGTTAGTTACTTAGATGGCTCAGTATATGATACTGGTTCCCATACATCGTAAGCTGTCAGCAAAACTGGAGCGATAACAGATGGGGCAAAGATGATAGATGCTACAACATCTGGAGCATTCAACTCGTAGTTAACACCTTCTACTTTGTTTTCCTTACTAGCCCAGCCATAAGGCTTTGCTGTAATCGTAGAGCCATCTTTCTTTTTAAAAGTCTTCTCGCTAGAGCAAGAAGCGAACAAACTTGCAACGACCAAGGCTGCCAAAATTATCTTTTTCATATTACTTGTATTTATGTCCTATAAGGACGGTTAATTACTCTGTTACTTTCTTTATGCTTTCTGAAAATGTTTTGAGCCACAGAGTATCCTTTTCGGCAGCAACTACAGATTTATTATACTGCTCCAAATTATACTTCATAGACTTTATTAAATCAGTGCGATTAGATTGTTTTTGAATCCACTCATCTTTAGGGATGATATTCTCCACATAAACATGGCGGCAATCAAAATCTAAACTATCAATTAATTGACTTTCCATAAAGTCCTTAACACCCTCGTATTCTTTGGATGGTGGAGTCCATCTTCTAACTTTGGATAGCATTGCATTGTATCTGTTTTTGAGAGCTTCATTCTCTTTCAATCTATCCTCATTTCCCTTGATTACATCATTAACATAAGAAAGATACTCAGCTTCAAGTTCTTCCTTTGTCTTAGGGGATGCAAGATGCTTTTCGTACTCAGCTTTTGCCTCTTCGTATTTCTTTTTATAGTAATCACTAGGATATATCTTGTCTGGAATTTCGTATCTACTAAGGTTAGGATATTTTCCTTCAAATCTTAGGTAGATACCGAAGTTACGCAAGCAACTATTTGCAAATTGCTCAAATGTTATATCTTCACCATCATATATTGGTGCTGTAAATCCTGTTGGCATATCACTATCTTATTTATATCCTTGCGGATAGTTAATCAATCTTCTACAATAAATCCATTTTCTGTGCAAGTATCAATAGCACGAATGGCTATCCAAATAGCCTTGTCTGCTTCTTTGTCTCTAAGACTACTTCTCAACTCACACAACTTTCTCTTTGCTTCTGTTGCATTCATATTACTATTTATTTGTGCCAGAAGGCGGTTAATAATCGCGTCTTATCTCAACTTTCCACTCCTTAGAAGAGAACTTCTTTTTGAGGTTTTTAATTAAATTCTCTATCTCTTCAAGAGACTCAAAGGCATTAACTAAATCCCCTACTTGATACCAGCGGCCCCATCTGCCTGTTTGCTCATCTTTCTCCTTTTGAGTGAGTGGCCTAACAAACTCCCCTTCGATGGTTTGATATTCATTTGGAATTTCAATTCCACCCAAATATCCACTTACCGAGCTGTTACCACACACATTGCTTACTGTAATATACAATTTTGCGTAATAATGTATTGCTTCACCACAAAGACCACAAAAAGAACTAATTACGATATTCATGAGTCTTTTTTTGTCTTTAGTATAGCTACCCATAGTTGTATATGTTTTATCAGAAAGATCAAACTGAAATCCTTCTCCAATATTCTGAGGAATAACCCCAGTTATCTTAGATATATCAAATCCCTTTTCTATTCGTAAATAGCTGTTTGTATCCATACGCTTAGTCTTTACCATTAATGAAATCCTCATACTCACCTATCGTGATTTCCACGAAGTCTGGATTTTGCTTTTCAGCTCTAATACTATCATCGAAGTAAACGAAAATGCGGTCTTTGTGACGTAAAAGCTGGGTGATGGAGAATCGGCTGACGTGCGGAACTTCGATATTCAGTTCCTTCAATATCTTGAAATGATGAGTAAAGGATTTATATGATGTAAATACTGCTGCTATTGCCTTACCTTGCTTACTACGCTTGTTAGGCGCAATGCATACATAGTAACCGTCCTCCAATTTTACACCGTCTATCTTCTTCCACACCTTCTTATCTAGCGTATCGTAACGCTCAGAAAGAACCCATATACCGGTAATCTCGTACACTCTTGTGAGAGTTCTGTTAGGCTGATAGCCCTGATATTTTTCAAATTTGAAACCTACGGCTTCTTCTACTCGTTTCATGTATGATTGATGCTCTTCAAATTCAGCATCGAGAATACTCTTAATGTATTCATAAGCCTTACTTCCCTGTTTTGCTTCGTACAACATACGTTTTACTTTTTACGATGATTAAACTTCTTTATAGCATCTTTCTTTGAAGCTGCCATAATCTTAACACCTTTGATGATGAACTCATGCTGCGCCTTTGGCTGACACTTCCGCTTATCAGAAGGAACGCTGCCATAACCATCATTTGGTCTATAATGTTCCATACCAAAAGAATTACCACAATAGCTGGCGGCAGATAAATATGCCATCTGAATTCTAATCAAATCTATTAATATTTTGCTCATACCGCTTTACTCCTTAACTTCTTCAAAGATTACATTCTTATTATCCTTACGTAGTTTAGGACCGCATGGGTATTTCCTCCAAACTTCACAAGCACTATTGCCAAAAAAGAAACAACCATAGCAAGTTTCTTCCTCGGTTTCAGTAATCTCCAAGACGACTCTTTCTCCAACTTTAAACTCTTTCATATTACTTAATTAAAATATAAACACCTAATTCAATTCCTTTTATGGTACTCTCTAAAGTCCATGTTTCCGTAAAATGCTTACCATTGTAAGCGTGGCATTCTATATCTATCAGGTTACCATGTATAGACAGTACATCAAATTTCATTGGTTTTTGAAGTCCACTCCATTTTTGATAGAATTGGTCTCCTGCTTTCAAAACTATTTTCTCCATAATAAAACAAAGTTAATAGAATCAAGTAAACACTACTTCACTCTTTTAAATTGAACAGCCTTTCCGTCTTTTCTAGTGCTTGCGCTACAATTAAAATTATTGCAGACAGTTTCATAAATGTTGTTACATATCTCATCGAAGAAACAGCCATTACATTGTTCTTTCTCTGTCTCAACCACCTTCAAGACGATTCCTGCCCCTATAGGTAAATCTTCCATAATTACACCTCCTAATCGTTATTGCGTTTTAGTTTAAGTTGTCTCATTTTTGCCTTTACTGCACCAACAGATCGCCCTAGAGCCTTTGCAAGTTCTTCATCAGACATTTTATCGAAGTTGCGTGCCAGGAAGTTAACCTGGATGCCGTTCCAAGGGAGGAATGCGTTATTCTGGTGTTCTTCACCATGATAGTCAACGCCATTGAGCTTCAGGCCTTCGTCGGCAGCGTTGTCTATCCTTTCCGGATTGCATACCTTCATTGCAACCACCTGCAAAGCCCTGTAAATCTGACCGCCTTCCTTGAAGTATTCAGCATCCTTGTCCGGTATGAGAATCCTGGCAACCTCCCTCATCGAGGCATACATACCATACATAGACTGGATGAATTCTCCGCAAGGTCTTATGCTGCCGGAACTGATGCCACGTTCGCTCATAACGTCATCAAACTTCGTACACATATCGTGCAGCATGATTGACAGGTTGTAGGCTACGCATGCATACGCCTGAAGCTTGTGTTCCTTGATGTTGTTCTTCAGAAGAATGTTGTCGGTCGTATAGAAGAGTCTCTGTATGTCAATCTTCAGGTCTTCCTCCATGCTGTCTGTAATATCAAGCCAGAGCTCATACTGCGAAATCTCGGTAGTATACTTTTTGAATATACCTATAAGAGTCTCAGAACGGGAGAATGCCTCCTTTATGCGATACTTAAGTTCATGCTTAAACAGGTCCTTCCTCTCACTGAGATTGTCGTGCAAGTCTTTGATTGCCGTCTGTGTGATTGTGGCGAGAGAACCGATAATGAGGTAATAGAGCGATGTTATATGGTCTACGGTTTCCCTGTCAGGCTCCTTGTAGTTGATGAAGAATGCTCCTTTCGGTGTGAAATTATATGCCGACATTCCTACACCTCCTTCTTTACTGCCAATGCGCAACTGATACAGAAAAGCATCAGGAGCGAAAGGAAAATATGTTCAACCATGAAACAGATAAATCCGTAGCCTGCGATAATTGCTGCGATAACAAGCAGGATCATCACTATTGTATGTTTGTATCTCTTCATATTTACTTTGATTTAATATTTCCGTATGCAGCCACATAGCTATCAAGCTGCTGTGTTGCGTGAACTAGTTTTTGATTGTAGCTATCTCGCTCTGCCCTTGCCTTAGAGATAAGAACAAAGCTAACAATGAATGATATTACTATTGTCACAACTATGAACAACCAAGGCAGCTTGTATACCGCCTTATTGATTGCTCTACCCAGATTTCTCACAATAACCCAGGAGTAAACTCCTACGAACACAATCGCCTGCTTGGTGGTTGTATTAGTAATTTCAGCGATTTTACCTTTGCTTTCTACCATAATCAACTAATTTAAAAATATTGGTAATCTTCTGAAAATCTCATTGTCTGGAGTCTTAAACTCCTTATCCCACGTACGATACAGAACGTTAAGGTTCAGTTTCTTCGCGATTGGCTTAAATCTTTCCTCGAAAAATGGAACCTGTTCCTTAAACACATATAAGCGGTTACTAGGCAAGCGAGAAATATTGTTAAAGTATTCACGAGAGGTGCTGTGGTTGGCTATTTTTTCTAAAGCCAGCCAATCTTTCATACTTTTTGGAGAAATGCTAAGACCATCAATATAAGAAAAGAGATGTGGCAAACAGAACATAAGAATTTGTCCGCTTGTATAAACGAATATGTTTTCGATGTTCGGGAAATTTTTCTTGACACTGCGGGCAAAATCATCAATGTCGATACTTGCCATGAATGGTTCTCCTCCCGTAATACACAAAGTGTGTATTGTTTTCAATTCCTTAACCGTAGCGACTGGAATTTTCTCAATATCGTACAGTTTATTGCAGCATAATTCACATTTGTAATTGCATTTGCTAAGAATCATCAAATGCATGATTTCTGGTTTCACTTTTCTTTCTGCCATAATTCTAAAATTTACTTGGTTCGGTTGCACCAGTTATCGGTAGATTGCCAATAACCGGCCATCCATATTTCTTTCTTTGTCGCATCAGGATGTTCATTGAGCCATTCCTCTGCCATTTTACTTACGTCTGCCATTTCTGTCTCGTTTTGATTCTTTTTCAAGTTTTCTCTTTAGCTTTTCAATAGGGGATTCTTTCGGATCAACACCCTTTAAGCGGCAATGTTCTTCGTAGGATATTGCATTCTTTTTTGATTCCTCATATTCTTTTTTCTGTTTCTCAGCTAACTTCTGAGAATCAATTTCAGCTCTCTTTTCATAAAGCTTACACATGTATTTTTCGAGAGCAATAAAAAGTTTTTGAGGATTTACCGTCTTTCCTACATAGATTTCTCCATACTCGCCCATAGAAAACTCGTAGAAGAATCTAGTAAGCTCACTAGGCGTAAGGTGATAGTATTCTTGTCTGATACGCTGTGCCATAGCCTTGAACTGGTAAGGAGTAGTCGAATCAATAGCTCCAATAACCATAAACAAGTCGATGAGCATTATCTTAATCCAGAACTCGCTTGCGCCATCTTTGAAGTACTTATCAATACTAACAAACGACATACCGCCTCTAGCGACAGAATCATATACAGATGTAATTGCATCTGTTCGATTTTGCAGAGTAGGATATTTGTCTAAGAATAGCGCATATTGTTTGCCATATTTTGCTACCGCTTGCTTACATTCAGTCGGCAAGGATTGAACTAATTTTATTGAAAGTTCGTTGCTGTTGTTCATAACTATTTACACCATTGTTTTTAGGAGCGTACAACCCGGAATAGTTGTTTCCCATAGAATGCTCAACGATAACCTTTGCGTATTCTGGATTTCCGTTCGACATCTTTAAAAGATTCTTTTTAAGAGCCGCGAGTCCACGAGGTTGATATTTCTGCCGTTTCTCTTTCTTGTAAGCAAGCCACATATCGAGAGCTTCCTGGCAAGGGTAAATCTCCTGCTGCTGCACTTCTTCCTGTTGCTGCACTTCTTCCTGTTGCCCTTCTTCCTCAAAATCGGATAAATCTTTGCCTAACGAGAACGCTGCACCCATGCAAAAGATTTTCTGCTTTTCCAAGTCATTCGGGAATAGCTCGCCTGACTTCTGACGTATATTAGTTGGTAACATCATAAGCTATTGTATGTAATTTTGTTGTCTTTCTATATCATGTTGAATATGAAGTAGTGCGATATATTCATCAGAATCAGGAAAATCAAATCCAGCTTCCTCTTTTGCCCACGATTTGAAATCAGAAATTGATTTGCTCATTTCGTCTTTCGTAAGGTCAGCAGAAGAACGAAGATACTTATAGCATTCTCCTGTTAATTTATCAATCCCTTCTCTGAGGAATATATCTTTGTTCACTACCAGCTTATAGAAATGCGTCTTAACTTCGTCTAGAGTGTAGCCGTATTGGAGACCGAATGCAGATAGGAGCAAATGAAGATAGGCATTCTGCTTCAAAGAACGTCCACGTTTTTCTTTCAGCTCTACCATCGCGCCTTTGTTCTCCAACTCGGCTACTTTTTTCCTAAACGTTTCAAGTTCAAACACATTTTTCAGGTTGAACCACATAAGCGTTGAATGCTCGTTTGATTAGAAGGGAAGGTCATCAGAGTTCCCTCGTTGCTGTGCTTGCTGCTGTGCAGACTGCTGTTCAGGTGGAAACAGATTTTGCTGATTCGTCGGGTTTGCCACGCCAGCAGCATTAGCAGAACTTGCCATAGCTTGTTGTGCTGCTTGTTGTGACACCTTAGTAACATTCCAGGCACGAATCTGATTAAAATATCTGCCCTGATATTCATGTGCATCAATATCAAAGCTAACGTTAATAACCTCACCACTATGAATGTTGAACTGAGCCAGACGGTCTGCTCCGAAAACATCAAAGGCCATCTTCTTAGGATATTGCTCTTGTGTTTCTATTACATAAGTCTGAGACTTCCACTCACCTCTTGCAGAGACGCCGCTTCTTTCAGGTAAAACGGCAATAACTTTTCCTTGAATTTCCATTATTTTTTATTTAAAGAATTTTGTAAAACCAAATCTGCCAACTCATCAAAGTAGGCTGCATCCTTGATAGCGGAGTCCTGTTCGCCTGTAACCTTTGATGCTATTGAGCCTTTCTGCATAATCAAGCTATAAAGATAGCCGTCGATGGTATTTGCACCCATGAGAATCCACGATGTAACCGCATTCTTCTGACCGTTACGATAGGCACGGCATTCACACTGCGACAAGTCTGCCATCGTCCATGGGAGCTCGACGAACACAACATTGGAAGAAGCCGTAAGCGTAAGGCCTACGCCTGCTGCTTTGATGGAGCAGATGATGATTCTCTTTTTCCTAGCCTGAAAAGAATCGATAGCCCACTGCTTCTGCTGCTGGCTATCGGAACCGGTTACGGTGCAAACCTCATCCGGGAACTCTTTCTTGATTGCACTAACGACATCACGATGCTCGGCAAATACGATTATCTGTTCTTCGGTATCATGAAGGAACTCTATCGTCACCTTCATCTTTCCTCGCCCGGATATCGAGCGAAGGTTCATAAACCTGACAAGAGCCTTCATTCTAAGCTTTTTCCTAGCCTCTTCCTCGGAGCAGCTCTTGTATTCGAGAAGGAACGTGAGCAGGTCTTTCTGACAGGTATCGTACTCTTCCTGCGTTTCCGGGTCGAGGGCGACACTGATGGTCGTTCTGGTCAGATCCGGCAAATCCTTGAGAACATCTTTCTTTTCTCTGCGGAAGTAGCACGTTTCGTGTATCTTCCGGTTAAGCTCTTCAAGATTCTCGTTCTCACCGTACCTGTTACAAAACTCGCCAAACCCTCCGAACTCGTCGTTCAGACGACCGAGGATAGCAAGCTGGCAGGCCAGGTCTGTTGCGTGATTTACAACGGGCGTACCTGTAAGCTCATAGATATACTCCTTACCCTGGCACAGTCCCATGATGATTTTAGACTGCCTTGTTGATGGATCCTTGACTCTTGCAGACTCGTCGATAATCACAGACTTGATAATCTTCAGTTCATCACGAAACAGGAAGTTTTTCAGCCGTAACGGTTTCGGACCGAGGCTTACGACGAAGTATTTTGCAAGCGACTCGTAATTGCATATCACTACATCATACAGGTTCATCTTAGTAAGATGATATCCATATGTCGCATTGACGGAATCGGTAAGAATGAGAGGCCGGAGGTTCGTAAACTTCTTTATCTCTCGTTCCCAATTAACCTTAAGTGCAGCAGGGCAAACAACAAGGCAGGGAGTTGCCTTTGCACGTTCAATGGCGACGATAGACTGAACCGTCTTACCGGTTCCCATGTCATCGCCATTGATACAGCGTTTCATGGCAAGTTCCATGCGCACACCTTCTTCTTGATAATCGTATAATTTCGGTTTATCTGACATAATAATAAATTATAATAAACACCACATGCGGAAAGCCCATTCAAGAGCCTTCTCCCTACCACGCAAATACAACTCGTCACCACGTTCAATCTTCTTATAGAATACTTTCTTCTTGGTCTTGGAGACCGCAAAGATAAAGTCCTGGTTTCCGTATCTTGGGTCTATACTGTGCGTAAGGTCCATGTACCATGCACGGCTTCTATCCCAATCGACGAAATCGATCTGAGCCTCAAATTGCTCCTGTGACGTAGCTGCGGTGGTCTTCAAATCACCGCCAAACTCGCCGAGCCACCAGTCGAACTTGCAGCGTACCGGAAGCTCGAACTCGAAACCCTGGTATTCCATCTTCATGTGCGGATTGATGAATGTTTTCTGACCGACCGCATTCTTCAGGACGAAATCAAGGAACCTATCCTTCGTTGCCTGTTTCTTCAGAACAGCAAGCCTGTCTAGACCCCATTTCCAATCCTTCTCCGTATATTTCTCGTCATCAACCGTCATGGCGTAATGATTGCACTTTTCCGGTTCGGTAACGAGAGCGTCAACGAGAGTACCGAGATGGAAAGCCTTTCTCTTGTCCTCTTCCTTTACGAAGTTGAGCTGCGGGTTCAGGGCAAACTTCAACGCAGTGAGGTCCGAATTGGAGACCTCACCACGAGAATAATAAGGGTCAAACGGTTGTTCTGCCATATTACTTAGCCGTTACCTCATCCTCATATTTAATATAAGGAGAAACGATATACTCTTCTTCGCTGTTTGCGTGTTTCTCACACGCCTTGCGCATGAACTCCAATCTGGAAGCAAGCTTGTCTGGAGACATCTTGGAGCCTTCAATCGTCCACCACTGCTGGATGATGTCGAGCCAGGCATTCTTGTCGGTAACAACAAGGCGTTTTGTTACCTTGATTTTCTGCTTACCGGTTTCTCCAACAGAAGTCTGGGCAAAGAGCGACTGAGCCTGTGCGGTAGCGTGCTGGGCTGCATTTTCTGCATCACGCTTCTCCTGCTCAGCCGCAAGCTTTCTCTGCTGCTCTTCCTTTGCGGCTTCATCAGCCTTACGGATAGCCTCTTCCTTAGCCTTGCGTTCAGCCTCAGCAGCGGCAGCTTCTGCTTCCTTACGTTTGCACTCTTCCTCAGCAGCCTTCAGCTCGGCTTCCTTTGCCTTGCGTTCAGCCTCGGCAGCTTTCCGCTCTGCCTCCTTGCGCTTGCGCTCCTCCTCGTCCTTGATACGCTGAATCTCCTCCTGCTTCTTGCGCTCTTCCTCAGCAGCCTTACGTGCTTCCTCCTCTTTGCGCTTACGCTCCTCTTCAGCCTTGCGAGCTTCCTCCTCTTTGCGCTTACGCTCCTCTTCTGCCTTCTTGATTTCAAGAAGTTCAGCAATCTTAGAATCAAACTTCATAAGAAGCTCATCACGTGTAGCATTTACGGTCTGCTTATAAGATGCAAGCAACGATGCGGAAATCTCCTTGTATGCGCCGTTCATAATATCCTTTGCATCATTTTCCTCAATTTCGGAAGAGTATGAAGGCTTGTTATTAACGAACAGATGTCCGAGGTCAAGAACATCAGAACACTCTGTAATACGTTTCTTAACTTCATCCTTGTTGTCAAGGGTGAGAAGAGAGAACGTGTTATTAAGTGAGTTGATAGCAGCAGAAGAATGCTCTGTGAGGAGATTGTTCAAGATATCAATCGTATCAGTCTTCAGCTTAATCTTGGCCTCCTTGATGCGCTCCTGACGCAGGCGTTCCTGCTCAGCCTTACGCTGCTGTTCAAGCTTGTATGCCGCATACTCGTTGCGTTTCTCCTGAATCTTATAGACAACAGAATCGGTGTTCTTGATAGAGATAAGGTTCTCCATCATAGTAAAACCCTTACGGACAATGTCGAACACTTGGGTAACACCCTTTCGTTTCTCCGTCATTGCTTTCTCTGTCAGTTTAGCTTTCTTGATAAACTCAGCGGCTCTCTCGTCAAGAGCATCGTTCATTCCGGATACGCCAATATCAAACAACAGAGACTCACCTGCATTCACGCATGCCTCATAAGATTTCCTGTTGGCTTGCACCGCATTTTCCGTATCAGATTTTAGCGTTGCAATCTGTCTTGTAATATTGTTGGCTTGTTGTTGTACCAACTGCAATTCTGTATTTTCTGCCATATATAACAATTTTAAAATGGTGAATCACTGTCAACCTTTACCTTGACGCCTTTGTCTTCCGGTGCGGTATCTCCGGCGCCAAAGGCTTCCTGAGTCGGTTTCTGCTGAGTCTGCATGTCGATATCGGCCTGCAAAAGAGCGCCCAGACCAACCTTCAGTTTAGGATAGCCCTTGAACGCATGCTTGCATGTCTTCGAGATAAGGAAGCCTGTATCAATATCCCTGAAATACGTTCTGCCATCGTTTCCGACATAGTTTCCGCCGTAAAGAGCGTTGGCTTTGTGGTCTTTACCTCCGAACTTCTCCGAATACGTGCGGAGACGGTCGATACCTTCGCGGTCAAGAACGAAGTAATCGTAGGCATTGTTCGGAAGAATAATCTTCACGTAACAAGCAACGATGTACGAATTTTCAGGTCGAGGATAAGTCTTTGCGTAATCAACGTACTTATGACCGTCTCGTTCACCGAAACGAAAATCGTCACAATTGTAAACTACGACAGGATTGTCACAACGAACAATCTGACCGGCTCGCTGGCGAAGAAGGATTTCTCCATATCCTGTATAGGTGATCTTGGCCGTATAATTCGTTTGCCGGGTATTCTTGTCGTAGTTGCTGTAGCCCATGAGGTAGCAGAGTGTCGTAGTTCCCTTTTCGAGAGACAATCCGTTAATTGCCAGGTTCATGAAGGCATCATGAATATTCAGTGATGGAGCCTTTTCAAGATAGCCCTTGAACGAGCCATTGAGAAGTTCTTCGTTGAAGAATGCCTTCTGCTCTTCGAAGAATACTTCTCCGCCCTCTCCGAACTTCTGATTGTACACCTCGATGAATCTGTCTCTTGCCAAATCGCAAATCTGATTATGAGGCGTTTTGTTTAACTGCTCTATATCCATTTGTATAGAATTAAAAATTAATGTACCCTATCTAAATACCTGAAGTAAGTTTCCACCGTCACGCTTTCGCCCTTTTCATTAAGGCGTTCATAATGAAGTGGAACCTTACCGAGTTTTCTACCCTCACCTTCAATGTAGTTGAGGTATGCCGCCTTTCGGGCCAGCTGTACCGACTTGCTTCGTGGAAGTTCCATGATGCACGCATGCACCTTACGCAAGTCAAGTACAGCAAAGGCCATCTTGGCGGGCATTTTTGCTATTCTGTTATCCATTTCTGTCATTACACTTCCATAATAGGAATCTCAGGACAGAGCTTACGAATCTTGTCAAGCTCCGTATTGATGATCTTGTCGCGGGATTCTTCGATGATACATTCTGCATCAGCAGAGATAAGCGTCAGTAATGCCATGTTGCCTTCGACGTGAGCGATAGTCTCGATTGAAAGCTTCTCAGGCTCTGCGCCCTTGAAAATAGGAATATTGATAGTGAACGATGGAGGAAGATTAGAGTCTACAGCCTTCTCATAGTTGTCAGTCACGGAACCATTGTCGCTGTATTCCTTCTTGATTGTTGTCTGAACCTTCGCCGAGAAGCTCTTGAGGAGATTGACGAGTTCCATGTTCTTCTCCTTCGTCTCGAAGAAAGAACGGTTGAGTCGGAAGAAGTCACCAAGCTGTACCGGTTTCCACAACTGACCGTCATTGATATGGAATCCCGCAAACTGACGAGACAACTGAATAGAGCCGATGATAGTCTGTGTAGTGCGCTCATCATTCTCGTTTGTAACAAGAGTAACAACGAGCTTCTCTCGATTAACCAGGATATGCGTATGCTCTTTGTCAATCTGCTCTGTACCCCAACGCTTCTCAAGGAAGGCATAGATACAGGTAATAACACCGTCTACCTGAAGATTAAGAGGCTCCTTTGCAGGAAGCCTATAAGGGTTCTCGTTACCTACCTCACGGAGAACAATCTCCGCATGATCCTGTCCAGGAGCGAGGTCTATCTGCAATTTTTCATTGTTCATTTTACAAAATATTTTAGAATTTAGAAACTATGTGAAAGCAGACTACATAGCCTGCTTGTCACGATTAAGTGAGTATACATTGCTAGGGAGTTCGTCACGTGTTGCCGGACGGGAAGAAACAAGATTACCCTCCTTGTCATAGAAGGCAGTCATCTTTGCTTCACGGTCAACGAACTTGTAAACCTTCTCGTTAACCATGCTACCCTTCTGCTTGATTTCCTTAAGGAGAGAAGAAATCTCTTCCTTGATAGGCTTCAGCTCTGCCTTTTTCTGCTCACGGAAATCCTTGATTTTCTCTTCGATGTCAGATGCCCGTGCAGACTGAAGAGCGAACAGATCCTTCTTCTTCATCAGCTCATCAGAGTTGAATCGCTTGATGAACTCCATTTTCTCAACAGAGTCCGCGTTGTTGGCGAGGAAATCCTCACGCTCCTCCAGGTCCTCGTACTCGTGACCTAGTGTTGCAGAAATAGTTGCTTTTTCTTTTGCCATTGTTATATGAATTAATGTGTTAATACTCGGCGCCAGCGTCCACGCTTAAATTTCTTGTCCGCGTGAATTCCGAACAATTCTGGTGTTGTTACGCCATTCATCAACGGAAGCACATTGCCCTTCTTCAAAATACTTTCGAAATGTGAAGAAGTGACAGGAGCGTGGCAGATGATGTTCTTCTTAACATCATACAAGTTGCCGTACTTTGATACTACGCCCATTACTCGTCCTCCTCCATTACTTTCAACAACTCACGGATACATTCAGCGCTAGCCATCTTTCCGCTTTTTTGTTCCTCCAGGAGTTCATCGAGCTTCTTCATCTTAGCGAGGAAAGCATCCTTCTTGTCATTAAGCGCTTTGAGACGCTTGGTGATTTTCAGTTCCTGGTTGTCACAGAGGATGACGTCCAATGCGATGCCGGCGAAAAGGTTCGTATTATTCTCCTTCTTGCCTTCATCATCAATCTCGTCGATATCACGAGTAAACTGGTTTTTGCCGTCGATAACCTTCTTAAGCTCATTGAACTCATGAGGAGTCTTCGAGATGTCGAATGCTCTGTCAATAAGAGCAAGCTTGTCAATTACTACACTGACGATAATTTTGTCTTTGTTGTCCATAATTTAAAATATTTAGAATTAAACTACTAGTCTTCCTTATCCCAACCAAGGAGATGTACGACGAATGCGCATGCTGCGAACATAGCTACCGTGGCTACGAGACTATTGAAAATGATAACCATATCTTTTAGATTTTACACCTTATTATATTATATAGCAGTCGGACGGTGGATAATCAACGATTTTCCACTCGTTCTTCTTTATCTTGATAGCCTTACGGAATATCACAACAGACTCGCCGTTATGACGTTTCCTATTGTGGGCGATAAGTCTTGCCACCACAGCCTTTGTTGTAATCGAGAACTCTCTGAGCTTTGAGGTATAGAGGCTCTTGACATCACATATCACAATCTTCTCGCCTTCCCGGTAAACGAAGTCGGCAGTATAGTTATGCCCGTAAAGCAGTGACCTTCTCTCATACTTGACCTTAGTTTTAAGCTGCTTTGGTTTCAGCATCCATACCGGGTTGATGGCCGTGATGGTTACCTGTCTGTGTATGCAGCTTATACCAGGATCATCGAGGATGGTCTGCAAGTACAGATACTCCTCTCTTGAATCGTATTCGTTCCCGTCAGGAGCGTAATACTTCTTTGAACCTACGCGTCCCATGTCTTGCCGGCCTCCGCTCCGGGATTTTTGGAAAGCATATTGATAGCATCAGAGCCATACCTCTGCCACATTTTGTTACCCCACTGAATAATATATTCACCCTTTCTGGCTTCAAGTCTACCATCCGTATATTTCGGTTTAATGCGAACAATAATGTCCTTTCCGTTCTGTTCTACGTTTTCAACGCATTCCAGATTTCGAAGAGCATTAATGTTTTCCTTACTGATTCTTATTATGTTTATAACTTTCATCTATAGTAAAACCTCTCCGTTTAGCCAACCACGCAAGGCAGGAGAGGTGATTGCACGTGGTTATTGTGAGATGGAGTAGAAGTCAATGTTAAAGGGAGGAGGGACAATAGACACCCTCACTCCCAAAGATAATCAAAAACTGTAAATTTATGGCACTCACAATTAAGTGAGCCACATGCAGGACTCGAACCTGCGACCTGTCGGTATCTTGGACTGCTCTGACCAACTGAGCTAATGTGGCTTGTACCTCCTACTTTCACAAGCAAGAGGATATTAATACTCAAATTAAAATATAAATGACTTATAAGAAAAAGTGCCGACCTCTGTCAGCTAAATTAGAAATTTACCTACTTGGGAAGCCCAGGGGAGACTCCAACTCCCAACCTCGCGGAAAGAACCACGGCTCTATGCAGTTGAGCTACTGGGCGACACATAAGTTAACCAATCAAAAATCTTGAAATACGAAAGAAAATTGGGAAGAGAGGATGGATTCGCACCATCGACCTCCAAGGATCCTTCCCCTGGCGCTCTACTACTGAGCTACTCTCCTCAGAAATAAAAAATAATTCCTTCTAAAAGAAATAGACGTATCCTATCTTCTCAGACAAGATACGCAAGAAACAATCTTTTCACATATAAACAATTTAGAGTTTTAAAAATAAACATTTGTGGCAGGTACAGAACTCGAATCTGTGACCTCTAGGTCATGAACCTAGCGAGCTACCAACTGCTCCAACCTGCGATGTGTGCAGCCTATCTTCACAGACGAGCTGCATTTTTAATTGAATATGAAATACAATGAATTACTTTTTGGAGGAGACGGAGGACTCGAACCCCCATCTCACGACGATAAGAACGGTATCATCTAGTTGTCGCTGTGCTTCCAATTACACCAGTCTCCTCTGAGTTGTTATATGAATGATGAAGATAAATCATCTTTTTGGATTTTCAGAACTTTTCCATGTTCACCAGACTGCAACGTTTTTAGCAGTGCTTGCACCGACAATTCTTCGTTCCGGTGTAGTCCGTCTGCTTACTTGATGCAGATTAGCTGGATTTTCGTATGTCGTGCGTCCTTTCGCCAGGTCCCGGCATCCATTGATGCTCTCCAGTTACTTCTTTTACACGCATACTATTTCTGTGCATCAACATGTCAAAGAACTATCTTCCATGTCCGCTCAATGAAACTCTCATCTGACGCAAGATTGTCGCTGCCCGAACGACCTACTTTATAAGGTATAAGGACTTACCTTTGCGCCGTCAGAGAGGAATTCAACTACTAAACGGAACTAAAAAAAGAGTGTGACTGAGGAGGGACTCGGACCCTTCGACCCTCGGTTTAGGAAACCGATGCTCTATCCAACTGAGCTACTCAGTCTGATTTGGGGCGAAAGAAGCTAAACGAACAGACATCGCCCCAAAGTGTCTACCGCTGTAGACGTAAACAAAATAACTAACAACATGCTCTCACGAGCAAATGAAACAAATCTATAACTTTAACCATACCAATATTTCAACACACTTTATGCTCTTCAATGAGCTCATCTATATCAGACTTTTTAAAGAATGCGGTGTTACCTATCATATAATGATGAATCTGACCGCTCTTTCTCAAGTCGTGTATATAACCAGTGCTCATGCCAATATACTTGGCGAACTCTTTTGTAGAGAGCCATATCTTTTCGACAGGCTCTACCGATACTTTCTTGCGAGGCATAGGCTATTTTTCGATTAATGGAAGAATTTCATGTTTCTTTAACTCATTATACAAGAATAATCTTCCTTTCTGAGTCCACTTTGTGTGCATTACTGAACCTACACTACCATCACGGTGAGTGATAGAAACTGTTTCGGACTGGACATAGCCACAAGGGAGATTCTTTGCGTAGAGAATCCACTGACCGCCAACTTTATGCTGAACGCCGAAGTTTCTCAGCAAGATATTGAACGCTTTTGCTGATTGACCGTAGTCCTGAGCAATCTGTGTCGTCGTAACGGTCTCCTTGCACGAAAGGATTGTATCAACATAGCTAACCTTTGGCTGCATCTCGGTGATTGTGGCCGAGAGCTGTACAATCTCTTTGTTCTTCGATTCTAGAGCAAGCTGTTGTTGCTCTATCTTCTCCTGCTGCTTTGCTGCAAGCATAAGGGCCTCGGAGAAAGACTGAGGTACTTGATACTGCTCCAGGTGATTCTTCTTCTCAAGTTCTTCAAGCTTATTTATAATTTTCTCACGGAGCAAAGCGTCATAGCCGCTCGCCAAAATCAAGCAACCCTTTGGTGTTAGCTCAAACATTGGCCTCACCTCTCCTTTTTTATCTTTATAACGAACCAATCCAAAGTTGGATCCGTTAACTCCCTGCTCTATCAATGAGCGAATGTCACGCATCACATGAGCATGCTTTTTCCCAGTTATCTCTGCAATTTCGAGAGATGTCATTGTATCGGTTCTTCCGAGTTTTATAATTTCCTCCATACTTTAATCTTTTAAAGTTTACTACTCAACCGGAACAGCGGTAATAATCGCCGTATGGTTCTTGTAATCTGCCGAGGTTGAGTATTTGAGCACACCCTTCGGCAGATCTTCGTATTGAGCGAGCTGATAGGCGTATGTTACTGCCGACCGAACTGCTTTTGCGGACTCAAGCAGAAAGATTTCAAATTTTCCTGGTTTGATGCCCAATATGTCCTGTTTTGTTATTCTTGCAACTTTTTTCATCTTTGTTACTTAAATAATTCATTAAAAATTTGGAGGTATGCGAAAAAAGTCGTATATTTGCAGTGTCAATGTAAAGTACGTACTTTCGGTCGCACAAGCCTCCGTTTGTAACGGCTTTGTTGGTTACTCGACCGTTAACGAGTGCAAAGGTACATGAATTTCGTGTAACAACCAAGTGATTTACACGTTTTTCTTGTACCATTAACCTTTTATTAGCACTTTGAACGGTTTTAGTTGCGTATATAAAACTAAAAGTGTATGGCAGTAACAGAAAATCGTGTAGCAGGACTACAAGAAAGACTGAAGGAAGTAATGAAGTGCGAACAGCTTAACAAGCAGCAGTTCATGAAGGTGACCGATATAAGTAATATCGGTAGGAAGCTCGACGGCAAGGTCGCTATCACCAAGGTGGACATAAGTAAGATGAAACACTCATTGCTAGTTAACGACCAGTGGCTTGAAACCGGCATCGGCCCGATGTACTTGCCTGAGAAACTAGAGGAGAAGACGAGGGAACTAAACAGAATGTCTGGCAGTTATCCTGGTATGCATATTAACGACGAAGTGCTAAGAGCGGAAATAGAGCGTATGGCCGAATACTTAAAAAACAACCCGAGCTCTCCAACACCTGTAATAGCAAGCATGTTCGTCGGTAATAACAAACAGAACATCGAAACCGGAACAGACCGCGCTAAGGATCGGGAAGAGGATTCGTTTAAAGAGAAGAATGCTCAGCTCATTCAGATCATCAATGCCAAGGATGAAATAATAAGGTCAAAAGACAGCGAGATTCGTCTTCTAAGGAAGATTCTTGCAGATAACAGAATCGAAGTATAA